AAGGAAAAGAATATTGATTATGGCCGAATTGCTTCAATTATTGGTAAACTTGGTAATTATGGTATTAAAGTTTCGCCGCCAGATATAAACCGTTCTTCTTATACTTTTACACCAGTAGTAAAAGATAATACTATTCTTTATGGACTTCGTGGAATTGCTAGAATTTCTGGTGAAAAAATAAATGAAATAATTATGAGGCGGCCTTATAGTTCATTAAATGACTTTTTGTCTAAAAATAAATTAAATAAAATTCAAATAACTAATCTTATTAAATCAGGAGCATTTGATGAGATTGAAAGTAAACCGCGTGAAAAAATAATGGCAAACTATATTGAATCAATTGCTGATAAAAAAGAAAGATTAACTTTACAAAATATGCAAATGTTAATCAACAAGGAATTGATTCCTGATAATATGACATTCTATGGCAAGTTATTTTTATTCAATAAATTTTTAAAAACTTGTAAAGATGGCGAATATTATCAATTAAATGATTCTGCAATTAGTTTTATAGATAAAAATTTTGGATTAGATTCTACAATTGATGGTACAAAAATTCTGCAACGGACATGGGACAATATCTACAAAAAAGCTATGGAACCGATGCGTGCTTATTTAAAAGAGCATAAAGAAGAAATGCTAGAAAAATTAAATAAGGCATTATATGATGAAGTTGCTAATAAATATGCTTTTGGTAATTTAAGTAAATGGGAAATGGAAAGTCTTAGTTTCTATTCTCATGAACATGAATTAGAGGATTATAAAAATAATTTTGATGATTTCTTTAATTTACCAGAAGAGCCAGAGATTGAGTATGCTTTTACGCCAAAGAATAGTGATAGAGAAATAAAGATTTATAAAATTCATACAATTATTGGGACAGTAATTGATAAAAATAAATTAAAAAATACAGTAACATTATTGACTCCAACAGGCGTCGTAAATGTAAAAATTTATAAAAATCAATATGCAATTTATGATAAGCAAATTTCAGAAAAAGATAGTGATGGCCATAAGCATGTAATAGAATCTAGTTGGTTCAAGCGCGGCACTTTGTTAAGAATTCAAGGCATTAGACGCGGGATGGACTTTATTCCTAAAAAAGTAAAGAGTTCATCTTTCCCAATTATTATGAAGATTACTGGAAAAAATAGTTATGGATTGACATATCAAGCTGAGCGCGCAGAGGTGAACAATGGATGATAGGGCTCTTGGATTATGACTGGTGTTCTTCCAAGAGCACCACTTCATTGATTCCTAATTTAGAAATTATGAAATTAGCTACCTATTATAAAATTGAAGAAAACAAATATTGTCGTTTGTTAGATTTAAATGAAGAGTCGTTAGATAGCTATGATAAAATATATTTTTTTAGTGAATCAGATTAGCCAATAACTATTCCAGAAAATTATTTACGTGCAACTAATGTTATTTATGGCGGGGCCGCACTTACAAATGGCAAGTATATTCCATTTGAAAACTCTATAATTGATTATACAATTGCGCGGCCTGCAATCTATAAAGATTTCTTAAAATAGAAATATCAAGACGGAGTAAAAACTAAAATTATTAGTCATGTCTTAGATGATAGCTATTATAGAATGAAAAGCGGGGATAATGTATTACCAATTCCACCAATCATGCCAAATAAAAGGGTTATAATATATGATACAGACTTCTTTATCCCAGAATGGAAGAATATAATTGAAAAAATAATTTCAAGAAAGCCATCAAGCATCGTATTAATTCATCCAGCAAAATGTAAAAAAATAAGTGATTATTTTTATTTAAGAAATGAAAAACATTTTGCTAGAACAAATAGTATAATTTTAGATTTAGATATTCCGTTAGATGAAGTACCATATATGATGAAAAAATATAAGGCGCAATTCCTTGCTGATATAGTAGAATCTTCTGAGGTTTATCTCCCAATAGGAGAGACATTTAAATCAAGTAATCAATATTATAAAGATTTTATATATAAAATAAATATATTATATACTTTTTGGAGTGCAAGCATCCCAATAAAAATAAAATTTTTCGCTCCAAGTATAGGAATTATAAACCCCCTTCAAAATATTGAACAACTATTAGAAGCATGGACTTGCGGCGAAACAAAAAAAACAAAAACATTGAATGACAGGATTCATAAAGGTATAAGTAAAGAAAAGAAAAAAAGTGTGGTAGAAGAAAAAGAAAAGTTACTAACAGCTTTTCCCAAAACGAAAGAATTATTTTTCCAAACTTATATCTCATTGAAACAGGGAGGTTGGAGAATATGAGTTTAAGTATTGATTAGATTATTAGTGATAAAGCGGTATTGGATGAAACTTTAAAAAATGCTCTCGCTACAATGGAGAAAAAAGACACTATTCGTAAGGTACGGTTACAATTATTAGAATTACAGAATAATTGTCCTCATTATAGTGATAAATATAATTTTAATATAGTAAATGGTATATGCCCATATTGCGGAAAGAAGGTGGAATAAAATTGGTTACACTTTATACATTACCAACTTGTGGAATTTGTAAAATGATTAAGACAAAAATGAGTCAAAAAAATATTTCTTATGAAGAAAAAGATTTACAAACATTACCAGAGAAATTTAAAACCGATCGCGCGCCAGTTATGATGGTAGATGATAAAATAATGTATTCACCAAGCGAGATGGTTCGATGGATAAATAATTGGGGGAATTAAAAATGGATATTAAAGTACGATTAAGTAAAAACTTTTAGACAGCATATAATCGCTTGAGTGAAAAATATGGCGAAGAAATGGCTTACCTAAATGGATTCGGAGATAAGCAACTTTCTTATACCGACTTTATTGACAATTTTATTGATAAAGATACCGTAGCGGATGCTTCTGTAGATGGTAACTCCAATGTAGGGAATAAGGATATGCGTACTCTTATGAACGAGATGCCTAAGCCGCATAGGAAGTTACTAGCATTTAATAAAATATACTATGAAATGAATAAACGTTATGGCTTTAAAGATGCTAATCTCTGGCTAGAAAAAGAATGGACTAAGGCGCTATATATGCATGATGCAGACACTAGTACTTATGTTCATTATTGCTTCGCATATGATTTAAAAGATGTCGCAGAAAAGGGATTATTCTTCTTAAATAATTTTAATGCTGAGCCACCACAACATCTTAGTACTTTCGTTGATTTCGTAAAAGAATTTATTAGTTTTGCTGCCAATCGCAGTTCTGGTGCCGTCGGCTTACCTAATATTATTCCATATATGTACTATTTCTGGAAGAAAGATTGCGCCACTGGCTACGCAACAAAATCGCCTGAGTATTATGCCAAACAGCAAATTCAACGTTTCGTTTATGCAGTTAATCAGCCATATGTACGAGATGGTATGCAATCTGCTTTTACTAATTGTTCAGTATTTGATATGGCTTATCTTGAAGCTTTATTTGGTGGCGCGCAATTCCCAGATGGCTCTTATATGATTGATGATTTAAAAGAAATTCAAGATTTCCAAAAACTTTTTATGGAAACTATTGCTGAAATACGTCAGCATAATATGTTTACTTTCCCTGTACTTACAATTAGTTTATTAAGAAAAGATGGTAAATTCCAAGACGAGGAATTCGCGCGCTGGGGCGTTGAGCATAATCGTATTTGGAGTGATTCTAATTTATTTATTGATGATAGTGTTAATTCTCTAAGTAATTGCTGCCGTTTAAAAAGTAATATTGAAGACCTAGGGTAAACTTAAAATGCCCGATTACTTATTTGCCTACGAATCGGTAGGGGTATACAGTAAAAGTATGCTAACGAGGAAAGCTAAGTCAGAAATGATATGCCAATCTCGTGGAAGGAGAATGATAAAAATGAAAGCAATTTATAAAATTACGGATATTATAAATAATAAAATTTATATTGGCCAATCTAATAATCCACAGCATAGATGGATTTCTCATAAATCTCGCGCAAGGACTGGTGAAGGAATAGGTACTTCGGCACTTTATGATGCAATCCGCGCGCATGGAGAGGAAAATTTTACTTTTGAAATAATTGGATGGTATGAAGATTATAATGAAAAGGAAAAATATTATATTAAATTATATAATAGTATGGCTCCGAATGGTTATAATCTTACTGAAGGTGGTGAAGAACCGCCTCATAAATATGGAGAAGAGCATCATAATTCTACATATTCTCAAGAAGTAATAGATAATATAATTGATGATTTATTATCACATAAATATACTCAAAAAGAAATTGAGAAAAAATATAAAGTAAATCAACAATTAATAACCTCTATAAATCGTGGCGTAACACATAGACGCCAAGGAGTACAATATCCAATTATAAAAACTAGTAAATATCATTGTGATGATAAAACGTTTGAACAAATTGTATATTTACTAAAATATTCTACTTGTACATGTGCCGAAATTGGCCAATATTTCGGCTTTGATACTTCAGCAATTAAAGCAATTAATAGCGGAAGAAATCATTACAAAGAGAATATAAAATATCCGATTAGAACTTTCAGAGGAAAAAGTAATTCTCAGTCTGTAGAGGCCATCCTCGCCAAGAGGAGTACAGAGACTATTGATACGTCTTTGGAAATGTAAGTATGCGCTTTGCGTATAAGAAATGGTCCAAGCCATATGAAAATATGGAATAACTTGATTTTAATAGTATTGGTGGTACAGCTCTAAAAGTTGGCTCTGTAAAAGTTTCTACCGTTAATCTCGCCCGAATTGCATTAGAAGCAGAAAATGAAGAAGATTATTTAATCCGATTAAGAGAAATTGTACAATTAGATTGTAAAGCCCTAGATTGTGTTCGCCATATTATTCGTCGTAATGTAGAGAAGGGATTACTTCCTAATTTTTCTAAAGGAATTGTAGATTTTGAACATCTTTATAATACAGTAGGTATTATTGGTATTTATGAGACTATGAAAACCTTTGGCTATACGCGTAAGGACGAGCTAGGAAATGTTTATTATACCGAGCGCGCGGATGCTTTCGGAAAAAGAATCTTCCAGACTTTACATAGAGTAAAAGATGAGTTTGCTGCTGACAAGGATTATAAGATTAATGTAGAGCAAATTCCAGGAGAATCCGCAGCTGCAAAGATGCAACTCGCTGACGAATTCTTCTATCCAGATACAGTAGTAAAAGATTTACCTCTTTATGGCAATCAATTTATCCCGCTAGGTATTAAAACGACAATGGCAGAACGTATTCGTATTGCTTCTCTATTTGATAGTTATTGTAACGGTGGTAGCATTGCTCATTTGAATATTGATGCGCCTTTCGACTCATTTGAAAAAGCCTGGGATGCTGTAAATTATATTGCAGACCAAGGGCTTACATATTTTGCTTTTAATACAAAAATTCAAGCTTGTAAAAAGAATCACGCTTTTTATGGAAAAAAATGCCCCGTATGTGGCGGAGATGTTGAAACTGAATACACTAGAATTGTAGGGTTTTACACGCCAATAAAAACTTGGAGTAAAGAAAGAAAAGAAGAATTTAAAATGCGGCGATGGGAGCATATGAATGATACAAATTAATTTTAATATAGATATGCCAAAATCCTGTGCTTTTTGCCCATTATATGATGAAGAATTTTATTATTGTCATGGACTTATAGAATATCATGCTTGGGAAGTACAAGATATAGTTAGAAGTGAATTAGATAGACCGGTTTGGTGTCCTTTGATAGAAGTAAGAAAAAAGGAGAATATAAATGATTAAAATTGAACTTGATATACCGATGCCGCAAGCGTGTGTAGGATGTTTTTTACTAGATGATGAATTTGAGTATTGCCACGGTCATCTTCCAGAGGGTACCAGAGAATTATATTCTTATTTGTACACAGTCCCATATACAAAACCAGATTGGTGTCCGTTAAAAGAGGTAAATGATGAAAATCAAAGGAATAATTGATTATGATACAATAAATTATAAGCTACCATGTTTAACCATAGAATTTCCTCATTGTAATTTTAAATGCGATAAACTAAATGGCCGCGCGGTGTGCCAAAACAGCGCACTCGCGCGCGAGCCAGATATTGAAATTTACGGAGAAGAAATTTGGAATTTATATAATAGCAACCCATTAACAAAAGCCTTTTGTTTCCAAGGATTAGAACCATTTGATAGCTATATGGATTTAATTGAATTGATAAAATTTATCCGTATAGATAAACAATGTAATGACCCAATAGTAATATATACAGGCTATGAAAAAGGAGAAGATATAATTGTAGAAATGAGTCTACATCATTATTCTAATATTATTGTAAAATGGGGACGATTTATTTTAGGAGATGAACCTCATTATGACGAGGTTTTAGGAATTAATTTAGCAAGTAATAATCAATATGGAGAGAAAATAACATGAAAATACATGTAACAGATAATGTTGAATTACGAGATTATATAAGACAAGGACTGAAAGATAACCAAGGCTTCTGCCCATGTATTATAGACAGTTTAGGCAAGGAAGAATATAGATGCGTTTGTAGAGAAATGCGCGAAGATATTCAAGTTGGTGAAAGTTGTCATTGTGGTTTATATATAAAAGATGAAATGTAATATTTGACTTATTTCCTTTTGTATGGTATAATAAAGTATCAAAAAGAGTGAGGATAATATTATGACATTACAAGTAGTAAATATTATATTGGCTATCGTTATCTTTGTATTAATTATAAAAGTTATACATTAGAAAAAGATTGACATTACGGAATATAATGAATTTCAAAATAAATTTTCTGATTTAAAAGCAAGATATTCAGAAGTAGAAAAAAATCTTGATAATGCTTAGAAAAAATATTCTAAAATTATTTCTGATTATCAAGAAGCAACCTCAGAATCACAAGAATAGCTAGACGAACTTTTTAAAAAACAAAAAGAAAAACGTTAGAAAGAGTTAGACGAATATTTTAATACTCAGTGGGAACAAAATCAAGAGCAGCTTGAATTAAAAAAGGCTGCGGCAGAAAAGTCTAACGAAGAATACATCAATGATATGCGCGCGGCCACCTAGGTACTGAAAGAGCAAAATGACGCCATACAAAAAAATACCTAGGAAATGATTGACTATGCCCGCAATAAATTTGAAGCTATCCTTGAACCATTAAAATAGTACGAAAAAGATAAGTTAGAAAAGTTATTTTATACTATACAGATTCCAGAAGAATATAGAGAAGATATAGATTTTCTTCTTACAACAGTCAATCAAAAAGTGCGGCATCCTGATATAATTAGCAAATTAGTATGGAGTGAGTATGTCAGACCATATATTCTAGATACCTTTAAAAGAGTCGGTATAGAGGCTAAACCTGGCATTTATAAAATTACCAATATAAATACTGGAAAACCTTATATAGGAAAAAGTACTGATATAAAAAAGAGATTAGCAGACCATTTTAAATCTGCGGTTGGAATACAATCTATTGCAGATTAGGCCATCCATCATGCCATATTAAATGAAGGAATATGGAACTGGTCTATTGAATATATTATTTATTGCGATAAAGATAAATTGAACGAATTAGAAAAATATTATATTGACTTTTTTAAGACACAAGAATTTGGTTATAATAAATCAAGTGGAGGCTAATAATGGATTTTGATGGATTAAAAATTATAAAATATAAAGGTACTAATAATTCTTTCATAGCATTATGCAAAATAAAAGAAGAATATTACATTTTTGTTAGTAAAACTAAGCTTCCCGATATAAAGGTTCAAAATGATACTTTATACACAGATAACTTTTATCTATCTTCATTAAAAAAAACATGTTCTTGTTCAATCAATATAGATATGTTAGCTAATGAAAAAAATAATTCATTATTCAACTTGTTTAAGTTAAATAATGAAAAAGAATTTGATACTATAAGTGAAATTTTGGAGTATTATTTATGAACAAAAAAGAAACAATCGCGCGTTTTGCTTAGTTATATAATATAACTTATGAAGAAGCCGCGCAGAAAGTAGATGCAGAAACCGATGAAGAAATTCTAAATAAAATTTCATCTTATATTGCAAATGATATACGACAAAAAAATAATATTGTCTTAAATCGTGCGGCTAGAAGAAAATTACAGAAAAAAGTTGGAAAAAATAATATAAAGGCTATTACAGATACATCTACAAAATTAGGATATATAGATTTAATACAAAAATTAAGAGAACTAAATGAGAAAAAAGGAGACGAAGTAAATGAGAATTCTATTGAAGACAACTGATGTATATAGAGTAGATAATGAAGAAGAAGCCGTGAAGATGATTAACGAATATAAAGATAACCAAGCAAATGGCGGTTACAGTCTTACAAAATCTGGATATGTTTTAAAAACTAAGAAGTCAAAAGGTGAAATTGTTGATTCTTGGGCCGTAGTTAGTGTTGAAAAAACATATTACGATTAATTTTGGAGGTGCAATATGGCAGATTTAAATATTCTTGGTGAAATTTTTGATAATAATGAAGCTTTTCAAACGCTTAACGAATTAGTAAATAATATTGAAAGTATTCCAGAAGAATCGTTGACTCAAGAAGCGATAGAGCAACTAAATAAAGTTGTTGCTTCTTATTTAACAGAAGATGTAAAGAAAACTAGTTGCGACGCACTTGTTCAAGCTTTTTATCAGAATGGATATAACCGTCAGCAAGCAGAAGATTCAATGATTATGTCCAAACTTGCGGTAGACGCTTATCTCAATCAGTTACAATTGTCTGAAAGTAAAATGACGATTGTTAGACAAATCTTTAATATTTTTTACGAAGTTTTTGATAAAGCTATCGCAGACTTTAGTAAGTATGATATTGTTCTAAATATGACTCTTGAAGAAGGCGCGCATGTGCCAACTTATGCATATGAGACTGATGCTGCTGCGGATTTGTATGCTATGGAAGATGTTGTACTTCCTGCTCATTCTCTAAGTAATATGGTAAAAACAGGTGTTCATATTCAACTACCTCCGCACTGGATGGCAATAATTGTGCCTCGGTCTAGTATCGGTATGAAAACCGGACTGCGTTTAAGCAATTCAGTAGGTATCATTGACGAGCATTACCTTGGACAGCTTGGCGTAATATATGATAATATTTCTGATTCTGATTATACTATCCACGCAGGAGACAGAATTGCTCAAATGCTAATTTCCCCATCTTATCATTTTAAACCTGAAATCGTAAAAGAGCTTATACCAACTGACAGAGGGGAAGGTGGCTTCGGCAGTTCTGGGGTATAATGCCAATAAATATACATTCTGTTACTAATCATCTTCAAGAAAACGGTTGGAAATTGATTAGTACGGAATATAAAAACTTAAATACAGAATTAGAAATGTAGTGTCCAGAAGGACATAAACAATTATAGACGTATGCTCACTGGCGTAAATATATGATATGTGATTAGTGCATGGCTGGCGACCCATATAAAATAAAAAATAAAGTTCCTAAAAAGAAAATAGAAACCAATAGAATATTGGCATTAGACGCGGCAACAGGCATTACGGGGTATGCTTTATTTGATGACGATACTTTAATCTATTACGGAACTTTTAAAGCAGATAAAGATTTGCCCGCAGATGCTAGAATCAATAGTGTAAAATAGTGGTTATTAACTGTTTTAAATGAATGGTAGCCAGATAATGTAGGAATAGAGAATATCTAGTTGCAATCACTTGGTAAAAATGGTATATACTAGGTAGAAACATATCGAACCTTAGCAAATTTACAAGGTGTATTACTAGATACTCTATTTGAAAAACAAATTCCATATGAATTGTTTTATGCCAGTTAGTGGAGAAAATACTGCGGCATCAGCGAAGGCGCGGCCGCGCGTGAAAATAAGAAAAAACAAGCATAGGAAAAAGTATATTAGTGGTATTAGCAATAGTGTACTTAGGATGAAGCCGATGCTATATGCATAGGCAAATATGCTTGCCATATCTTTAAAAAAAGTAAAATACATTGGGGAGAAGATATATGATTAACACTACTTTGAATGATATATTAAATAATAATGATATTTTTAGGCAGGTTTATCAATCACCTATGCCCGCACGAACAGCTTTTAAAATCGCTAGACTAATTAGAGAACTTGAAAAAGAAAATACAACTTTTAATGAGTCAAGAGATAAAATTCTTGAAAAGTATGCTATGCGTGATGATAATGGAGCTATGATGCAAGAAGATAATCAGGTTATGATTAGCCCAGACCGCGCAGAAGATTTTCAGAAAGAAATTGATAGTCTACTTAAAACATCTGTTGAAATAAATGCTGATAAGCTAACATTAGATGATTTAGCTGATGTATCGTTAAGTCCAAAACAGATTATTGATTTAGGCAACTTCTTAGAAGAATAATAAAAAAAGAGCCCTTCTCGTAAGAGAAGGGCTTTATTTTTTTTATTCAAAAGTAATTGTTATATCTGGCTGTGCATTTATCACGGCAGGGTGATTATTTGTTCCACCTAAGCTTTTTGTGCGTTCTATAAAAATGCCTAAAATGCCAGCTCGTTTTTCAAGAATTTTTGTCTATATTGTATAAGTATTATCTGGTGGTGAATTTAAATCAAATGGTTTTTCAAAATTCATATTACTAAGATAATTGCCATTCGTTCTAACCGTTATATGTCCACTAATTGTAAAAGAATCAGCAAAAATTGGCTATCCTATTGGAATTGTAATAAATAGATGTTTATTACTAGAAGTAAGATAACCTTGCATAGAATACCAAGGGCTATCAATATTAATTGTATCTCCTGGATAATATCCATAACTTATATCATTAAAATAAGCTCTGTAACTACATTCAAAAGTAGGCTCGCCTATTTCCTTTATCATCTTCGGCGCGCCGCCTATGGCAATGCCACCATAAATATGACTACCATTATCAAGCGCAGTTCTACCTATTAGCTATAATGGAACGATACTATTCATAATCGGTATAGATATACTATTGAGAATATTATTATAAGACCATTCTGTTCCATATTCTCCTAAAACTTTATAATTAAAAGAAATTTTTATCTAATAATCTTTTTTATTATCGCTAAAAGCACCCTCGCTATTAAGAGAATCTAGGAGTTTTAATTCTTCCCCATCTGAATATCCGTTACCTAAAATTGCATTCGTAATTTTTTTTGTAAACGATGACTATGGAAAATCATCATATTTAATAAAGCCGCCTTTATCTTTATCTATTATTCCTGAAACCTATTTTACTGAAAGAGCTTCTACTTTTATATATCTGCCATTAGGGTCTTCCTCATAATCACTATTGGTTCTTACAAACTTTCTTTTTTTTATTTCTAATATAATTGGAGGCTCGTAACTATCATATTCGATCGTCTGTACTGGTGTAATATCAGCCTAAGATTCATCGCTATTATCTGGAAAAATCCATGCTTCAAAAGACAATTCATTATTAAGAGATTTTAATTTTGGCATAGTTATTTCAAGTGAAGACGAGTCTTGCTCTATTGGATAATCATAAAAATCTAATTCTCCATCTTCATCAGTATCATCAGAAATAATACGAATAACACCCGTTACATTATCGGTAGTAGATTCTTTCGCAAAAGTATAATTAATAAGTAGCTTTGTATCAGGTTTCAAAATTACCTATTTAACTTCATTATTATCATAATAAATTACGTTATCTTCTGTATAAATCTTATTTATAGTAAAAGTTACTGCCATTATTCCTCACTTCCTTCTGCGTAATATACAAAGCTAAGGGTCTCGCTATTATTAACTGTAAACTAAGAGAGTTCAAATGGCCCAAAACGTAACCTATTTTCTGTTAGCTCTGCACTAATATTTTTTTCTTTATTGTTAATTTTAATATTACCAGAAATATTCAAGTTACCAGTATCGGGGTCAGCATATAAGGTTTCTTCACCAGCATTATTCCTTAAAACAAGTCCTCTCCAACTAACTTCAACCCTATTTACATCCTCGTTAATACGCACTGGGGTTTTATTCACATCATCGTCATCAATAATAAAAGCGCCCTTTTTAGCTGTTAAAAATAATCCATCAGCATTCATAACAACATATTGCGCGGAGTCTATTCCACCTCTTGATGTTATATCTTCTGATGCCTGCTTTGCCATTTCATTACTAATATCATCTGATGATGCCTCTGGGTCTACTTCTGGTACATTAGGTTCAGTTAGCCAGCTCTTATAAGCAAATAGCCCATCTCCATTCATCTAAAAGCGCAAATCATTGCCGCTATAAATCCGTATTAAATTAGTATTTAATTGTCCAGTAGTTATCGCATTAGCGCTAATGCCACTGGGCTATATACTGGTATTCCACTTCCAGTTACCATTATCATCTTTTTCTTCGGCAGTAAATATACCATTCTTAGTATATTTTACAATACCGCCGCTCTCACTATACGCTTTAATTCCAGTATCATCTATAATAAAATCATCGTTACTCATTTTAAAAACAAGATTTGCTTGATTTATAGATTCTTGTAGCGCAGATTCGGTAAGCGTGCCGCGCGTTGAGAATGACTGGGAAACACTTGAAATAACTGCACTATTCTTCTAAATGGCTTCTGTCGAAGCAACAATAGAAGAAAACAAGTCTTCAAATTTAGCCGTATAATTTTTTACTGTGAAATCATCTTCCTACGGTTCATCTAATTTTAAGGTCATAGCAGATATATAACCTTGCACGTTTTCAAACTTTAATTCAGGGTCATTGATATGTACAATAGTATGAATTCTATCATAAGCATTCTTCATGAATGAAGTTTTTAATATCATAGGAGTAATTTCATACTCAACTTTTGGAATTGAATTTTCTTTTAATACTTCAAGAGCATCTATGTATATTGCTAATGCTGTATTAGATAACTTATAGAAAAAATTATACTCACCATAAGAAAAATTATTCCTAATTATTACTTCTGGTTTAATAGTAATATAGTATCTATAAGATATATCACTTAATTCATTATCAGATAGCCAATAACTTAAATCAGTTATCTCTGCACCCTTACCAATATCATATCGCGCGGCGATAGTATAATCCGCCTGTAAAGCAAGTGGTGTATCGTCTTTTATGATAATTTTATTATAATTATCAGTCTCCAAGAAATTAGAATATGGAATTTGAATACGAGGATAAACACGAACATAGTTTCCTAAATCGCTGTCTTCTATCCACTATAATTCATCCTCAGATACTACATCAATAATATAAGATACACCAGTTTCCTAGTCCTCTGTCGCGGTACCACTTCCGGTTTCAACTTCACCAGTTTCTTCATTTAATATCAGTGGCACTTCTTCCGTAGTTAAAATACCTATTTTGCCATTTAAAGCTTTTAGAATATCTGTCTGAGTCATATCTTTTTCGTATAGTTCTTTATAGCTACTACAATAACTGTCCGCATCCGTCAGCATAAGAACTGGAACAACATTCGTATCAGTTCCTACTTCACTATCGCTTCCCTTCTTCATTAAAAAAGCGATTTCTGCCTATGACCCTATACGATAAATTTGTGGATATTCTGGTTCAACTAATCCACGCGTTGCCCTTACATATTCTGCCCATAATTCATCTAACTTATTTTTTTCACCCGTATTATTTGGCACCTTTTCTACTATATCTCGCTATTTTTCCCAAGCTTCTCTTATTTTAGCGATTTCACTAGCAGTCATTTTATTTTCAGGAATTAGATTATTTATTCCAGGAACAGCGGTGTCGTCCCACACAAAGCCAATATCATTTATTGAAATCGTCTATGTTTCAACACCATCTTCATCTTTTTCAATGCTATTCTAAATTTTCTCAGCTATTTTTTGACGCAAGCTTGAAGTTAATTTTATACAAGGATAATATATTCTACCGTCCTAATCTATTCCAGAACGATAATAATTCTTTTCTTCACCTTCAAATCGTACTTCGTCCCAGCCTATTGCTGTATTTTCTCCATCAAAAGTACTATTCCCTTTTAGTTCTAATGTAACTTGTCTATTATCTCCATATTTAGCATAATCATCTTCTGGCTGCCAATTGCCTTCACGAACCGCTGGACCGAGATAGTTCTCAAAATCAATAATTAAATTTTCTTTTTCCTTTAACTTAGCAGCATATTCATCTTCGTATCGTCCAAGCATACCATGGTCATCAGAAACCCAATCATCATTTTCATCACGTTTTCCATCAATTCTCTCTACTGCTTTCGTATAATCATTGAAAGTTTTTTCATTATTTGCTTTTACATTCTTAAAATATTCAAATAATTTTCTATGATAAGATTCTGGACTATAATCATATACTAAGAATAAAGTATCAGTATTTTGAGTAACAATATTCCCTGTCTCTGTCCCAGTACTATTATCATATTCTACTGAATCTACATTGATTTGTAAGCCAGTAGCAAAACCAGTTTCTTCATCTATAATAACCTAATAATATTTACTGTCTAATAGATAAGCATTGTATGAATTCTATTTATGACTAATATATGCGGCTGCGGCTTCGCGCGCCTGCGCCTCTGTTTCAAAATCAACCTGTTTTGTGACTCCTGAAACAATTATTCCATCTATTGGAACGCCATTGTATAGTATTTTTTCGTTTCCATTTTTTATAATAGCTCTATAAGTTGTAATGCCATTACTTGTTGCTGGCTCTATCTTAACAATATCCTCATTATACAAGGCTCTATGATAATTATTGGCACCCTATAATGTTGTAAAAACCTTTATCGTATTAGGAATAACTCCTTCTCGGTTTATATCACAATATTTCTTTTCATCTTCTGTATAACAAACTACACATTCGGGGTCTAACCCTGTCGCACTAAGAGTTTCCGGATTTTTGTCATAATCAATTTTGTCAGATTTTAAAAGATGCCGTATATAAGAAGCCTCTGTATCCAAAGCTTCATCCGCCGCGTGCATACCATCCTCAGCAGATTCTTTCTTAGCCTTAAAAGTATTTAGAGTATTCTCACAAATTGTAATTTTTTCACTTAATTCTGCAAGCTCTAAATTTATTTTTCTGATTTCTGATTCAAATTCTTCTATGTATTCTTTCTATTCGTCAGTAATCGCACCAGTTTCATGCATATAATCAAAATTCATTATATAATCTTCTAGCGTTTTATTAGCTTCTGTTGTTATTATTGAATTAGAATATTGTGTATTGTCATTTGTAGAATTAACATACATTTTTGTTACCTAATCCGCACTATCCATACTACGAGATATATCTTCTGTATCATAATAATATGTAAAGTCTACAATTTCTTCATCTTCACGAAGTGTATTATTGTAGAATTCAACTGTGCGCCCTATGATATGTAAATTATCATCATAAGTATAAATATAACGACAATATACACCGAAAGTCTCTGCGATACTCTAAGTTATATTATATCGGTTACTTTTTTCTTGTGTAATGATTCTAAATTTTTCTTTACTGGTAACTACATTAGTTGGATAAAGTTTATAATCTTCATCATTATCTTTCCATTCCCAATTTTCAATATATTCATCTTCATAAACTTTATCGCGGTCGCGCGCTTCATCTGGATAATCTGACCAATTCATATTGATTCTGTAATCCCAATTAAGGCGCGGCGGCAGCACTTTATCGAGCCAATAATTTATATTATTAATTGGAGAATAAGTATACGTAATCACATATTCTACTGTGTCATCTGGGGCTGTGATTATTGGCTCTTCTGGGTTTGTTGATTCAGAAGTATCGCTTCCTTCGGTATTATTCTCGGTAGTACTGCCTTCATTAGTTGAATTTTCCGAAGTGTTATCTTCCTAAGTAGTTTCTTCCTATAATTCATTATTATTCTGCTATGCAGCATTCTCACTAGCTGCCCTAGAAAAGACCTAATTTAAATTTACTGATACAGCATATTTATCTTCATCATAACTAATGTCAGCAGCCTTTACTTCATATTTTCTAGTACCACCTTTCTATGTTACGGTAGCATCATATATAAAATCTGTGCGAGTAGCTAAATGTAGAATGCCATTTTCTGGATTAAGCGTTTCGGTGCATTTTACGCCATCTTCCAATTCCTAATCATATAGTTCCTAAGATAAACTTATATTATATCCCGTTTTGCCTAGCTCATTAAAAGCTAAACCTTCACATTCTACTTCACAAGTTTTCTCAAATCCATCATGCTTCTCTGTTACTTTTGTAATAACAAATTCAAATATTCGCTAATCAGGCATTCCTCTATAAAAAATGACTTTAACTTTTCTTAAATTTTCTATTAAGTTTCCTTCTGTAACATTATACCATACTGGATTTTCTACATACTTCCCTTTTTGTCTAATATACATTGGAAGATTAAAAGAAAAACTATCTTCACTATCATCAGACAAGGACATCTCAGGGTCTTGAATAGTACCAAAATTATCAACATTAAAACTCTTCAAGACGGCTATAAAGTCGTCTTGAAGAGTCCAAAGCTAAACTTCATACTATCTTGGATTCTTATTAGTCAGCATATTTTTTCCTCCTTTAACTCCTTAATAATACATATTATCATAAACAATACTAAAATCAGAAAGACTTTCATTAGTGGTTATTGGTGTACATTTCTCTGTTGTTATAATACCGTTTTCAAGAATATTTCTTTCATTTATTATTAAGTAGTTAGAAAGAACCATATCTCCTACATTTTCCGTAATCTTTTCTGGTATAGGATTCTTTTCTTCATTAAATGTATTTATATCAAATATACCAATTGCAGTACCAGTTTTAGAATCAAATTCAAATTCAGCGGAATATTTGGTAAATAATTCTTTTATTTTATTTTTTATTTTTGTCTTTTTTTCACTAGCGTTATCCGCAGAAGCGGCATCAATTTTAGAAAGCGAATAAATAGCCCATGCGCGCACATATTTATCCCGAATCTTCTCACGAAATTCTTTCTTTAAATCAAAAATGGAAGCTTCTTCTTTTATTTCGTCTACAATTTGTATGACCTTATTATATGCTGTTAATAATCCAGGCGTAGTAAATTCAAATTTATTTTTCCCCACTTTTATATAGGAGCGCTCTGTCTCTGGGCTGGAAGCCACTGAATTTACTGGATGATTTATGTACCCATTATCATCAAAAGTAAATTGTAATTTAAAAGATATAAAGGGCTTTGAGGGCGCGGTGCCGCTATAAAATAAATATTTCGTCTCGCCTTGTGATAAGTCCATTGGAATTGAATTAACGTTATAATTAACTACAAATGGAGCAGTAGGATTGTTGTCGCCTGCACTTGGCGTTGAAGAAATATCTGTTATCGCAGTACCATCAGTTGGAATATATTGTATATAAGAACTATTGACATAGGGCCACGCACTTTCCGGCGCATTCGCATCAGTTCGTATATAGTCGGTATCTTTTGCGGTCTCTTCTGATACGCCGGCTTTTACTACTCCTGGTACCCGTGATAACGTTATTTTACCTGTATATAAATCTTTATTACCTAATATAAAAGCACTATCTTTACTATACAATCCTAAACCATGAGGGATATTATCTTCTAAGCATATTTTTAATGCGTCTTTACTAGACAAAGTATTTATACTTTCAGCAGATTTTAACTATTCTAATAAAGTAGAAGCCTATTCATTATTTGTTTCATTATTTCCAGTAATTAAATACGGCATATAATTTAATATTCCAGTCCAATATGGATAATCCATAACAAAATTTAATGTTATGTCTCCCCTATATATAGTAGTCATTGTCTTATAAGTTTTCCCATTTATCTCTACATCAACTTCTTCTCCAAAAGGAGTCATATCCATTTCTGGCGGTTCTGAAACACGAGCCATTATATACCTATTAGGATGCTCTGATAAAATCAGCGCGCGTTCGACACCAGGTCTGAACCAAGCTTTAAAATCTTCCATCGTCTTCTAATCCATATAATCAGTAGATAATGTAAATTCTAATTCTAACGGTTCCATCCTAGTGCCCCAATAATACTGCCCGTCAACAGTCGTATAATCACTAGTCGCATCTTCAAATTCTGAATAAATTCCTTTTTCAATTCTTTCATCATAAGTAACTATTAATGAAAATTCCTCTATTGCTTTTCCTCCATAAGAAAAACTTAAAAAAGAACGCAGGTAGAGGGGCAGGCTGTTGCCTGCCCCATCATGCGTTGCTTGAAAAGTTTGTGTTCTTTTAGGAGTGTTACTAAGTTCTTCTTGGCCTGTTAAAGTTGCCATAATCATTTTACCTCCTTGAAACACTTCTACTGCCAGATTTTCTAGCTATCTTAACAATTTCGTTCTTGAATACCTCACTCGCTTGCCGCATATCGTAATCATTACTAATTACGCCAGGAGAGAAGGTAACATCTATATTTTCAATTACCATACCATCATTATTAGTTGTAGAACTGCTGCCTATGGCCGCGCCACGAATACTATCTTGTAAGGAATAAACTATGGATTTTAATGAATCCTTAGAATTACCTAATAAGTCATTACGTAAGAAAGAAGTCTGGGAAGAATTAAGTACAGCTTCTGGCCTTGTCTTAGAACCATCCAACCACGCGGGACCAGTGTAATAATTCATGCCACCAGCCGCATAGCGTCTGATTTCATTAATATCATAATTGCCCAAGTATTGTAATAGATTCTTTAAGCTACCACTGTCAGCAGCTAATAAATCATTTAATTTTTTCTTTATAGTACCATTAGTTTTTATAGTTATTGGATTCTAAAGATTTTCCATCTTACTCATGTCAGGGGTCTAAATAGCCGTAATAGTCATATTTTTTCCAAGCTTACTAATCTTCTTGTCAGGATTCTTTTTATCAAATGTTATACTGCTAAAATCAGAAATTCTAACCGTATTGCCATTCTTACCAAGAGTAGCAAAGCCGCCATTCTCTAATGGAATCTAAGTTCCAGGGAACTTTAAATTGCCACTCTTTAAATCCGATATGTCAACAGTATTAGTTAATCCATTAGCTCCATAATAACCATTCATGCCATTTATCGCGCCAGCAAGATTTCCATTCCAACTCTACCAAGCCTGATTTCCAGCTAACTGACTATAAATTCTTTCACCTGTATAAATGCCATTAGCAAGTACCCAATTACCAGTGCCTGCAACACGTAAATAATGTTTAAGTTTCTTTCCTTCGGGGACTTCTTTTGCTTCTTCAAAGCTTAATGATGTTCCTTCACCATAAGTAATCTTGCTATTCTTTTTCATTTTTCCTTTTACGGAATCATAAGTATAGCTGACGGCTTTTCCGCCAATAACCTATGCGCTATTTTCCGAGGCTTCCTAATAATTCTCTTCAATATCTTCTTTAAGAGCCTACTAGCCAGCATTAATAGCGTTTTGCCAAAGCTCTTGTTCACTTACTCCTTCATCATTTCTATGCTCCAAGTAGTAAGCCTGCATAGCATTTTTAAATACACTTTCATTCTATTTAAATGTTTCGGTATTAGTAAAATCATTAGCATCGGAAATACGCCTATTCTCTAACCAGCTTCCATAATTTTCAGCGAACTATTGATTCGCTTCTTTATTACCAGTAGTACTCATATAACTACTTTGTAAAGATTCATGATAAGCTTTTTCCGCGGCCGCCCGTGCATTAGCTTCACGGCTTGCTTCATCCTCATCTTCATGGCTCTTTAAGTAATTATCACGCGCAGCATTAGCAGCGTCTTCCGCAGCTTTTTGCGCGGCACTTCGTTCTTTATCATCTGCGAATCCTTCTAAATAATTAGCATTAGATTCTCCATATTTTTCAGAATTAGCAATAGACTCCATATCTTCCTTAGCAAGTCTATCTTCTTCTTTACTTTCTCTGAAACCAACCCACTCTTGGAATAATTCTTTGAAGCTTCGTAAATCTTCTTCCATATTTAAGGCAGACTCACCAGATTTAGAAGTAACCCATTTATCATAGAAAGCAGTAGCGAATTCATCGCCACCTTCCATAATCTCGCGCACCTGATTCCAAAGTAGCCCATTCTTTTTCTGATATTCTAATGTTTCAGTAAGAATCTGAATTTGCTGGTCAAGTTTTTCAAGCTACTTATCAGAGGCTTCTTGTACAGCATTTATCTCTTCCTATCTGTCATTAAAATACATATCTTTCTAAGACTGAGCAATTTGGTCTTGAAGTTGCTTTATCTGCGCGGCGCCGCCACCTGAGCGTTGTAGAATGCTAAGTTGACGTTGTAACTTAGTTAAATTTTCTTGCTCGTCATTCTTCTGCTCAATCTGACGCTCTTTTTCTAGCGCTTTCTATATGCCTTTGATATAGTTCGCATTAGCTTTTTCTAGCGCATCCTTCTGCTCTTGTAGTTTGTCAATAACAGCCTGCTCGCGCGCTTCAACAGCTTTCAGCAATTCTTTTTCAACACTTAACTCATTCTTTACAAATCCTTCTATAATCTAATTCTGTTTAGTCTGATTATCTTCAATTTTAGCTAACTGTTGCTGATAACTGTCATATAGGCTATCTAATTCATCGCGCCAGCCATCGACCCTAGACCAGAAGTTTTCCATTAACTTAGTGTAAAGCTCACTAGCATCAGTATCTTCATCATCAGGCATACGAGTTAAGCCTAATGTTTTCTAGTTAATTTTCTTTACAACTTTTGTGCCATCGTCGTTGTAAATTAAGTCATTTAAGTTAAAGCCAACGCTTGCTAAATATTTTAACTGCGCCTTGGAAGTCGCGGCATCTCCAATGGCTTCGCCGCGCACGTCTCTCTTAGTAAGATGCTCTAATATATCAAGACCAAGCCCAGAGCCAGGTTTACCAGAACCAACATATTGTTGTAAACCATTTTCATCATAAGTGAAAATTTTACCATAGGAAGATTCTTCTAGCTCTTTTCTCTTATTATCATACCAACTCTTTTGTAAATCAGCTAAACGCTCATTCCTTAATATTTCTTGGTCTAATAATTTTAAGCGCTCTTTCTAAGTATCAAAGATTTTCTAACCATTTGCTACTCTATCGGTTTCATACTTCTTTTGTAGCTTCTCTTGATAAGTAATATCTTTTTCAATCTTATCAATCTAGCGTAGCCAGTTATACCAACGTTGAATATCCGCGGTAGTAGTGGTTGGCTGTACGTACTTACCGGCATCATCGCCTCCGCCTCCGCCACCACGACCGGCCTAAGAGCCTAAGTCTTTGGCGCTGGATTTAAGTAGTGAAGCCCACATCGCACGCAGTTGCTTTAATGCGGCGAGGGCCGCACTTGCACTCGCCATAGCGGGGCCACCAGGAGTACCAGTAGCGAATGAGATGGCATTCTTTTCATTTGTAACTGGCTTACCATGCCCGCTAGTTTTTCCGTTCTTTAAGAGCTATCTTGTTTTTACATGATTAAATACGATAGCATCTTTTGGTAAATCAACAAACTCAGGGCCATTTTGTCCAGCAACATAATATCTACCGTTAGTGACATAAAGTTCAGGGCCAAGTTCGCCCATAAGAGTTTGAGCATTGCCTTTTGGTAAGGCAAGATTGGTGCCTTTGGCTTCTGATAAGACAAATTCTGACTGCTCCAATCTTACATCACGAACTTCTACGCTTAACGCCCCACCTTTTGCCGGAGCAACACCACCGGTCATATCCGCCTTAACAGATAAATCAACTTCTGCTTTAATAGGAATTTTCTTTGGTATTTTTATTAAAGCTTGTGCAGCAGCTTCTGCATTCGCAGCACCAGTCCCAGCATTAGTAGCGAAAGTAGAAACACCCGCTTGAAGAGTTATTATAGTACTATCTGCTTCTTCCATAGCTCCTGCTACGGCTTCGGTTTGTGACGCAAACTCACCTGCTCCTTCTGCCACCTTAGCACTTGCTTCGGCCATTGCGTTTATTTGTTCATTAGTCTCTTCGATGCCTTCTTCCATTTTATCAGTATCAAGTTCTGGCTGCTCTTGAGTGGGTGGCGTTGCAGGAGTAGCACTTGCCATATTACCATATGGTGTAGCACCATATTGGCCTCCTACTCCTACTCCTACTCCTACTCCAGCATAAGCCGCAGCATATGTACCTTGCATACCGCCAGTTTGTGGGAATTGCGTCATATCGGGATTTTGCCCTGGAAGCCCTGGTGTTGGCGTTGTCGTAGTTGTAGTACCACCAAGATTTAAATTAAAATTCATTGTAGAATTAGATAAATCTTTAAGTAACTCTAACGCCCAAGTTTCACCAGTTAGAACCGTATCAATAGTTAAGGTCTTGGCTTCAATATTTAATGAGCTTAAATCATTTAATACACTAGTAACATCTTTCCAAGGCCCTTCCATAAAGACACTTGCAGCGTCTTTTAACTCTGTTAGTACTGTCCAAAGTGCAGCTAGCCCATTTGAATCCGTAGAATTAACTTCAAGTACTAATGTACTTAAATTCTACATGTTACTAATAAGTTCACCATCACTCAGCGCTTCACCCATGTCCTATAACTAAGTAGTCATAGCCGAGATATTACCATTATCATCAATATTAAATAACCCATTTTCTCCAAAGAATTGCTCATAGAATTCTTGGGTTCCTGCATTATCTCTTGTCGCGTTAGCAATCTAACTTATGCTATTAGCTCCTGCTTGGCTAAGCGTGCCGCCTTTCTATAAGTATTGCGACATAGAAGTTAAATAGTCGGAATAATCAGAATTACCAGCGATAATTCCACCTTGAATCTATTCAGCACCCATTGAAAGCCCAGCGGGTTGTTGAGGCTCGTTCTCACCACCTTCACCTTCTGGAACGAACACAATACGATATGGCTGTTCTATGTCTATCGTTTCTAATGGGCCAGGTGTATCTACCTATATAGTTTCAGCTTTTGCCGCTTCTGTGGGTTTATATTCTAGATCATATAAGAATGTTAAAATCTTGTCTACCTTTAAAAGACTTTTTTCTCCAATCCAGTCTTGTGGTACAACTATTTTCGGTGGAGTATTTACAGTTGCCTCATTTGTTGCAAAGAGAATTTCTCCAAGATAAGCTGTTGCTTGAAGTGCTTTTACGGTATTTATACTCTCATCGCTCCAAATAGTATCTACTATCTATTGTAACTACGCTTTTGCCTGCTCAGATAATGGATTCCCAGTTCCGCCTTCAACCGCAGTAGTTCCACCTTCTCCTGGTAATAGCTTTAAGTTAGATATTGCTGCATATACAGTCAAGGCTTTATCATATAAGAAAGTATTGCCATTTAACTGAACATCGGTTGGATTGATTCTTATTGGCGCATTTATTAGCTACTCTCCTAGCTGAAGACCGTTTTCAGTGCCTTCTCCGGAAGTAGTGGAACCAACAATAGTGGGGGTAATTTCAAGAGTGGCGGTAGCATTTTCACCAGTTAAAAGATTCTATAACGTTGCTGAGGTGCCTTCTGCTAATGAAACCGAAAGAGATAACTATTTAGATTCCATTTTATAGTCAACACCATATATTTCAGCAATTTTTTGCATGTCAGCAACAGATAACGGTCCTTTTAATGTAGTATCTACTTCAAGTCCTAATTCTGGATTTTCTTCGGAATATTTTCTTAACTATTCATATGTCTATATATTGGGGTTATTAAGTAATTCCTACGCCATTTTAGACTATGCTAAAGTAGGCTTATCTGTCTTATTACCTTCTTTATCTTTTCCACCAAAAGTAATGCCCGTAGAAGCATCTATATTGAATTCAACTGATTTCTTATGAACTACGTCATCTAAAGTTAAACTGTCTCCCCATTCATCTTGATGATTTCTAAAATAATTTCTAATAGCTTCTTGAGGTGTTTTAGCTTTGCCTACTCCATTTTCACCTTTATATACATACCAAATATTACCATCTGAATCAATGGTCATTTCAACCTGAGCATTTTCCGTACCTTTAATTACAGCGCCAGTTAATTTTTCTTTGCCATTTTCATCTTTAGTAAAAGTAAGTTCCGCATTTTTAGAAGCTTTCTTTAATAATAATGCCTAATAAGCTTCTTTTTCGTCTGTAAAACGATGTCCATCAACAATATATTCCCCAGTTTTTTCATCAATGGTGACTTCTGAACTAACAGATAAAATAAATTTTAACTTATTGGCATCGGCCTCTTTTAGCAGCTACTACGGATTTTTAGAAAAGTCATCCATAACTTCTCTAGCTTGCTCTTCTGGTGTCTTACCATCTGCATTATTCTCTTCTCCAAAAGCTTTTTTAATGGCTTCTTTAACTTTATCTGAACCCCAGTCTATCTAAGTAATAACATTACCAGTAAGATATAAGGTTGTTGTACCAACATCAATTGATAATTTTCCATTAATTAAGCCAGATTGCTATAATACCTATTTTACACTATCATAAATATTGTCTAAATCATAATTACCAGAAAGCATAGCCTGATATAAAGCGCTTATCGCTGCTGCTAGTCCCCTAGCATTTTCTTCTGAAAATTTAACTTGATTTTTAGCGTCTTCTAACAATTTAGCCAACGTTTCACCATTAATTTTAATTTGTGTTAATGGATTGTTTGGGTCTTTAAGGTCAGGAAATTTGTCTAATAATCTTTCTGCAGCAGTTTTTAAATCACCTGTTGGTATTAAATTTTCAAACAGCTCATCAAAATCAAGCTTCTAGTCTTTTCCCGCATCGAGTCCAGAAAATGCATCTTGCATTGCAACAACGGTTTCAAGAACAGCAATAAGACCATCCAGCATGTCCATCTAAGACTTAGCCATAGCATGGATGCCTTTTGTAATGCTACCTTCAGAGTCCATCGCTCCTTTTTCAAAAGCACTACCAATACCGCTCAGCATTGCTGATAAATCTACTTGCATCTTCCCGCCATCTATAGACTTTAAATGGCTAAAACCAGCCTATATAAGTTCAGATGCATCTTTCATTTTTCCACTTAATGTATGACCAAATAAATCTATTGATTGCCCGCTAACTTTTGCAATATTATTCATCTCATTAGCAATATTATACCAGTCACGAGCGTCGATAAAGCCCTTCTTAGTACCAGAAGACTATTTCTATAGAATGTTAATAGCTTTACCCCAGTTTTCTGCATAGGTTAGTGGATTCTCCATTGCGCCAGGTAATTTATTATCCATAAAGGCAAAAGAATCTGAGCTATCAGTTGTTGCCCTTACCTAAGCTATTTCTTGCGCGACAGCTAGTTCTTCTTTATATTCTTGTAATCTTTCTGAACTTACACCGTTTGGATTATCAATTTTTTCCTTCAATTGAGCGATACGATTCATTATATCGCCCATTCCTTTATAATTCTCATTGCTTTCTTTTAGAGAATTATTTAATTCAGTTAAAACTAACTATCCCTATAATGTATCAATCTATTTTATTGTATTATAAACTCTAATTGCTGCCTATTCAGTTAACTTAAATCCTTCTGCGCCTTTTGTAAAATCTGAATCACCTAATTCAACGCCATAAGCAGATTTCAAAGATTGCTATAAATCTAATTTCCCAGTATTATTTAATGTACCAGCAATACCCTATTTAATTATATTAGTTATATTATTTAGAAAGGTCTCAATAGCATCCTAAATCTCTGCTATATCATGCTCAGCTAATTCTCCAGTTGCAGCGGCAGCATCCTAAATAATTTTTGTTACGGCTACAATATTAGCATTATCGCCTAATTGTAATATACCATTTTTTATTCTGGCCCCATATTTACTTAATGCATCGTTTAAACTATAAACAATATCATTATCTAAATTAGCAGTCAAAGTTGCAACATTAATTTGATCGCCCGCTTTTGCACTACTTATATTTTTAACGGTATTAAGTAATTCTTCTTTAGTTTTATTCTAACTGCTAATAATTGCATCATTATAAGAAATATAAGCCTCTGTATATGCTTCTGTGCCTTTTTCAATTCCAGTAAGATTGGCAAAATGAGCAAAATTAGTTATTCTAGCTTTACCATTGCCAAGGTCTTCAATAGAAGGTCCTAATTCATTAATTAATGTAAATACATCTTTGCCAAGTTCTTGAGCAATTTTCCCAAGAGCATCATAACTAATATCTGCTATTCCACTTAAAGAATCTGCAGCGGCCATACTTTTATTTTTTCCCTGAGTGAGGATTTTTACTTCTAAAGCATTAATTTCTTCTAATGTAGAAGTACCATTTTCTGCCATTTTATAAAGTAAACGTTCATATCCATCCACAAGATCAATTGCTGTTTTTACAAGATATTTACCGCCACCAAGATCTTCAAAATTCTAAGTATTTATTTGACCATTAACTGTTAAAATATTATAAGTAATTTTATCAATTATTCCGCCGACTGATGTTTCAAGTTGATCTACAGCAGTATTAAGTTGTACTGCACTTGATCTATAAGCATCTTCAATATCTTTACCAGTAAGCTATTTACCGCTGGCCTAAGCAATTACTTTCGCCGCTGCTACGGCGGATTTTCCACCTTCCGAAACAGCCTTTAATAAATTTTCAGCATCTAATAAAGTGGTTTCACCAGTAGCTAAAAGATAAGCGTTATAATCTTCTACTGCATCAATAAATTGTAAAGCGTTCTTTACATATTCACTAGTACCTACACTATTTAATAAATCAGTAAAATTAATATTTTCAGCTAATAACTGCCCATTAACTTTAATTAGCTGTGCAGCTTTTTGATATTCTTGACTTCCCGAATCCAATGAATTTAATTCACTGGTGGCATGTAAAACTTGCTAAATTATACCTTGCCTATTTAAAACATATGATTTTAACTGATTATCCCATTCAAAAATGTCTAAATTACCATTATTAATTTCATTAGCAATTTTTTGCATATCGCCTAAATTAGTATATCCAGAATTCTAAATTGAACTAATATTAGAAAGCTATGCAATATAGTCATCTATTATAGAAGCAATGGTTTCTTTCGCATTATTATCCGCGGCCGCGCCTAAATTTTGCTATAATTGTTGTAATCTGGCTAAATCAACTTTATAAGTTCCATCATTATTTGGTGTTAGAGAATCTTTTATTGTATCATAACTAAGTTCTAATTTATCTGCTAACTATTGAATAGATTCTTCTGTTAAATTATTATAATCTTTTGCTATATTATTAAAGACAGAAATTCCGCTAGTTTCACGTATTTGCTTATCTATATTAGCCAACATTGCATTCTAATCTTTATTTGATAAATTCTCTTGCCTAGCAATAAATATGCGTAATTTTTCAATATTAGCACTATATTTTCCAGTTAATTTATTAAATGATAAAATTCCTGCCGACTATAACATGGATAATGACTTGCCAGTTGCCTATGCAAAAGTATTTGCGACTTCAATACCAAATCCTTCATAAGAGCTAATAACAGAATTAATTGCTTCAGATACATCTATATTATATACTGCTGATTCAAGACTACTGAGCGCAGAATCCATATCTTTTGGAGATAAGCCAGTAGTGAGAATCTAGTTAACTCTAGCCTGATAACTATTAATATCAGTATCAGACCAATCTAGAGTAGCGGACCCGCTGTCTACGCCGGTCGCGCCGAGTTTCCTTAATATATCCTCATTAGCTTGATTAACTTGAATATTTTCAACCTTACCATTTGTTATTGACGAAATTGCAGCGTCTACTGAATTTTTAGTAATATCTCCTAAAGCTTCACTAATTGCAGTAGCATATTTTTGCATCTCATCCGCGGCGGTTTGACCCGCGATCTTCTTAATATCTTCATAATTGAATCCATTATTAGACAATAATGACTAAATTACTTCATTATATTTACTCTCATCGACGTTCATCTATTTTAGGAATCCATTTAAATCCCCCAACTATAAGGCGCCGCGTGCTTGAGCATTCTATAATGCTTGCCCAGATATTTCTGCAATACCTTTATATTTATTAGTAATCCAATCAAAAAATTCTAATGCGTTATCGCCTGCTGTCTTGGTGTATTCTATATAAGCTTTTAATTCTGGTTCAATCTCCTCCTTATTTAATCCTTTAATCGCATCAAATAAAGAGTTATCAATTTTGCCATCCTTAGAATTTTTTAAAGCTGTTAAAGCGTCATTTATAGCATCCGCATTTTTTGAATCAGTATATTTTTCTAAATAACTATTCGCATTAGTAATTTGTTCATTTAAATTATCAAAATATTTCTATTGTAAAACATTTAAATCATCATATTTAAACAACCCAGTTGAGTAATCTAATTCAAATTTACTTATATCTGCTCCAAATTTATCTGCATACTCAACTGCCTTATCCATAGATACGCCTTTTGCCATATCAGCAATAGCCGTATCAAAATCTTTAATTCCTTCTGCGATAGAAGAAGCTAGGGTACTAAAGGTTGTATTTAAATTGTTAGAAAGCTAATTAATTAATATTCTAAATTGGTTTAACAACACCCTTGTCTTTTCAGTTTCTGGAATTGTATCTATTATAGCTTCTAACCCTTGCGCAGTTCCATCCCAAGCCTATAATAGTCCTTCTGCGGCATCTCTCTATGACTAATCTAGTCCATTTGTCTTTGACTCTAAACTTGCCCAAAGACTCAAATAAGTATTTAAAGCGGCCTGTCCCTATTTTTCTGTTAATCCGGATGTAGCAATCTTTTTGTCAATCTACTCCGCCTAAGCATTTATTGCTAATAATTCTGTATCAGATAAATCAGAAAAAGACTTTGAGAACGCATTTAAAATATCTTGAATGCCTTTAGAATTAAAGCTAGCAATATTATTCGTAAAATCACTAATATTATAAACGCTGGTAAAATAATCTAAAAGAGCCTATCGAACTGCTTCATCAAATCCAGAAAATTTTTCATTAATATAACTAGTTATGCCTTCCGCACTTGTAGTTTTTCTTAAATCTATTAATTTATTAAACTCATCTATACCAATCGTATTAATTGCATTTTTTAACTATTCCTAAACCTTTTCTAAATTACTTGGCATATCATTCATATACTTAGTATAATCACCATTATAATCATTAAAAAGATTTAGTAACATCGCTGCAATTATATCATTACTGTCTGTAACATCCTCAAAAAATTTATCCTAATACGTTTCTATTTTAAGAAGAGAATTAATATAATTTTGAGCACCAGCTTTTCCCGTTTTAGATAATTTATTATCACTTGCAATAAATTTCGTAACTTGAACTTCATAAGCATCCATAGTATTATTAATATAATCTAAAACAGCTTGATCAAATTCAGTTAATCCTTCAATCTCTTTTGCTGATGTTCGCGCGCTATTTAATCCTTCCCAAACTTCTTTAGTCGAAATGTCTTCCTTTAAGAAAGTTCTTGCAATATTTTTTATAGTATCATTTTTAATAGTCTATAAAAGACTATCAGAGTCCTAGTCAATTGTCGCGGCTTTTGTGCGTACTTTTTGATTACTTTGTGCCTATAAAGCAGTAAATAAATTTGAAGTTTTTCCCGCCGTAGAAGTAAAAACTGGACCCGTATTACTTTCTTTTTCTTTTTCTGTTTTTCGATAATTAGCAATTGCTGCATCTCTAGTAGCATCTGCGGTATTCTATAAAGATTCTTGCAGTAAATTATTAGCTGAAGATAAATCAATAATTGCTCTACCTGTTTCATCATAACGAGCAATTAATTCAGAATGTGATGCTGCAAGCGCGTCATTAGCCTCTAAATATTTCTCTTCTGCTTCAACGCTACTATATCTAGCTTTTTCTAATTCTTTTATTTTATCAATAGAAGACTATAATGACTTAGATTCTGCCTATTCTTGTAATGCTTTATTATTAGCGTCAGTTGCCGCTTTAGTTAAATTCTCAATCTAAACTTTAGTAGAAGGTAATATAGCATTAAGATTTTCAAACGCGCCTACTATACCGCCAATTGCCGCGCCGACAACAGCTCCATGAGGGCCCCCGCCTAAAGTAAAACCTAATGCTGCGCCACTCGCCGCACGAGAAAACGCTCCAGTAATACCACCAACCTTCTACATTCCTTCATTACTAGAACCCTTTAAACCAGTCGCTATAGCTCCAAGCCCCAAACTAGCCAAGTTCAATCCTAATGAAGCAGTATTAACTGTTTTTACATTACCATACTATTTGTTCTCTCCACCTGGAACAAAATCAGCAGGTCTTCCATTGGCATATGCATTTATACGCCCGCCGGTAGCACGTATCTTTGCCATAGTTTCTTCATGGCGTTCTTGCTCTTGCTCTTCTTTTGCATGAGCGTTTTCTTGAGCACGTAATACCTAATTATTTTTATCTACTTCAATCTATACCTAAGTATTCGCACTATTAGACAAACTTGCTTCAAGTTGCTATCTATGTACTGCCATTCTATTCATTATAATACCGAATACATTAGTCACAACGTCAGCTAATGAATAGAAAGTAGTCGCAAAACTTAATATAGCAGGAATCGGCAAATTAAATAATCTTGGTATGTTGTTAAACTGCGTAACTATTGCATTACCAACATCCAATATCCACTTATAAAACTGCTCTAATCCGCTACTCGTATATAAACTCTATAAACTTGTTTCTAGTTGTTGCTACTTAGCTCCAATACTATCTAATGTTTTTAAGAACTGTAATTGAGAAGCATTCTCCGCATCCGCAGCCTCAGTCGCCAATTGTTTTAATCTTTCTCCACTACCAACTAGTGCTAAGAATCGAGATTGCTGTCTATTACCAGCCATTACAGTTGCAATATATCTCTACGTATTGACATCAATAGTATCCCATGCTTCTGCTAACTCCATAATAACATCATCAAATTCACGGAATTGACCTTGTGCATTATGGATACTAATACCAACGCTTTGTAAGGCAGTATCAACTTTGTTTAAACTAAGTTCCTCGCCTTCTGAATCTACCAGCTTACTGGGATTTTCTTTCAATTCACCATAACGTGAAATTATGGATTTCATTGCACTACCAATATTCTGAGAAGATTCACGAGTAGCTTCAATCATAACAGCCATCATAGCTGTTGTATTCTCGAAACTAGAACCAACAGCTTCTGCAGAAGATGCTGTCTTACTCATAGCTACTGCTAATTCGCTAACATCAGTAGCAGACTTTGCCGCGATAGCGGAATATACATCTACAACCTTATCTGCTTCCGACATTTCCATCTTGAAAGAGCGGACAGCGTTTGTCATATAGTTAGTCGCATCTGCATAATCCAAACCAGAAATGCGCGCCATCTTTAAGGTTGATTCAGTTAATGCCATTACATCGGCAGTCTGTAAACCTTGCTGATAGTATAATTGTGAAACTTTATAAACGCCAGAAATAGATGCTGCATATTCTCTTGCCATACTTGTGTAAGTATCCATCTAACCCCACAAGTCAGATTGAGACATATCAGTAACAATAGCAATTTCAGTAATGGTTTTATCTAATTCAGCAATAGTTTGTTTCATTGAATTAATTGCATTAGTAACCATCCTTACTGCTGCATATACACTAAACCAGCGCTGAGTAATGCCCTCAATTTTTCCAACCATCTATTCAGCATTTTTGACAGATTCAAGTTCTTGAGAATATTGCTTTGCTAAACGAATATTTTCAGCAAGGCCACTCTATCCACTTTGCTAAATATTTGTTCCTGCGGTATGAATATTACCTTCTGCATTTTTTCCAGCATCTCTCAGCTAAGAACGTAGTTCCTCAACCTATTGTTTTAATTCATCATATTTTTGTAACAATGAATTATAATTTGATTGTAAAACAGATAAATAGCCGTTCCCGCTTTGAATATCTTTAGGAATTTGTTTCTATTCTGAAGTTAAATCCTTTATAGTTTGTCCAATTGCTTCGCTTGAACTTCTATTTGAAGTTGCTACTGCTTGTTGCTCCTTCTAATATTCCTATAATGCTGTAGTTACTGCTTTAATAGCTTCTGCTGGACTCCCATTAGTAAAAGCTTTAAAAACAGTTTCATATGTTGCACTAATTTCATCAGAACTTTTGTCTGGCATTAAATTATTAAGTAAATTAGACACTTCCGTTGAAAAATCATTTATTTTACTAGTATCTAAAAAATTATCAAAATTAAAGAACTATTTTGGATCTATATTTAAGGTATTCTATAAAAGCTAATCAATATTAGTTTTATTCATACCGAGACTTTTTGCTAGATTTCCTTCAAATTGTGCTAGTTTTCTTTGAAATTCTCCGCTACTTGTAGAATTAACTAAATTATCAATTAACGGCTAAACTTTCTTTTCTAAAATATCTGGCTCTAAATTTATATCCTGAAAGAATTTTGTTAAATTATCCTAAAAATCTTTGATTTTATCCTAAGATAATTCTTTTACATTTACATTAGCAAATTTACCTAAAGATTGATTTACCGCATCTGTTGGATTAAAATTCGCACGATTTTCTGCTTCTGAAGCTAATCTATCATATTGTTCTTTTTGTTTTGTTAGACCTTCAATCTCTTTTTTTAAATCCTATGCTCGCGCGCGAGCATCTTCCATAGCTTTTGTAAATACTTGAGAAAAATTCTCATAATTTAATTCTTTTGGATCAATTTTTAATCTATCTAATAAATTACCAAATTTATTATCACTTTTTCCGAGCCACCCTTGAATAATTTTATTAAAACTGCCTCCCATGTTATTAGAAAGCTAAGCTTCTAATTCCTTCAATTTGGTGCTCATTTCTTGGATGCTGGCGGTAAATTTTGTAGTATCCAAATCTTTAAATTGTACTTGCTATAATGTTCCGCCAATATCCTTAATTTTATTATCTACGCCGTCTAACTAGTCTTTTAATCTAACAATCTAACTTTCAGAAGAAATCCTCTAATTGATTTTTTGTTCTAGCTTTTCAACGTCGCTACTAACACTTTTAAATTGCTTAGCAAGATTCTTGCCTATTTTGGTATCAGCGCCAATCTAATTCATTACGTCCTACATTTTTTTTAGCTCTGTCTGATACCCTTCAATTTTAGCTTTTAAGCTTACAACAAAACTACCAATCTCACTTGCCACTTATTTTCACACTCCTTTTCTCCATAAACAAAAAAAGACGCCACTTCCTAACACTTAGGAAGTGGCTTATATTTCTTCATCTATATCGCTACTTAAGCGGGTCATTTCTAAAATCATACCCTTACGATTATCTCCCATATTCTCTGGTAGTCCAATTATATTAAAAACGGACATTGTTGGATCAGCCCTTTCTCCCAAGCGTAAGTTTATATTACTCACAACTCTAACTTTTGGCATATAAATTAAATTAGTATAATTAAAGCCTTCGTTTTCATCCTTGGAGTAAAACTTACCTTCAAGGGTGAATAATCCATTAAAACGCTCTTTCTATATAGTATATATTAGCGCGTCTTCTCCATACTCATAGTAATAATCTACTATATATTTCTTATCAATATCCGCGTATTCACTCAATGCCTTGTCTTTATACAATTCCAAACAAGGTCTATCTTTATCTGGCTCAAACGGGTCTTTCTACCCTAATATTCTTTTTCCATATATTTTCTTTTGAGCCACATCTCTATCATATTCAAAAATAAAAGTTTTCTTTTTTTCATGTGACACAGGCCAATGCTCTAAGTATAACCTATGCTAATCATTTAATTCAAAAGGGCCTTCCCTTTTTGGTACTAATAATTTTTCACCTTTTTCTGGTGTACTCATACTAGCACTTAATAATATTCCTAAACTAATAGAAGATAAAACACCTTCTGATAAAGAGAAAGCAACTTCAGAACGATCTTCCCAAATAACCCTAGGAAGATTAGACCAACCGCCGCGCGCCATAACTGGCTGACTAGATTCTTTCAGCAAAGACATCATTACGTGTTCAAAATACAGAACAGGTTCATCAGCTTCTAACATACGGCTCCCAAATCGCATTGGAACCTTTGCGCGCAGAATAACTTCATAGAGTTCTTTCACTCCAAAATATTGATCTATCATATGTTATTCCTCAATAATAAAAACAGGCTAGGAATAAATCCTAGCCTGTTATTTATATTAAATTAGTTACCAGTGCCGGTATCTTCGCCTTGTTCAGTTACGACGGTGGTGGTAGAACTGGCCGCTAAAGAGCCATGATCGTTACCAGCATCCGCAGAACTGGAATCAGCGATATTATAACGAACTAGCTTCATCATTTCATTCTGACCTTCATCATTAGTAGAACGGAGAACGTTTAGAGTCATCTCAAAAGTAGAAGGATCACCTTCGGCCTCTAGAGTGATTGTAACATTGCTCTGAACTTTAGCTTTATTAATAACAAACTGGAATGGCTCATCCTTACCAGTCTTCTCAGACCGCATAAAGGTATCGCCAACAACCTTATAAGTGCCAGGGAAGGTATCAGGAGAAATAGTTACTTCAACAGCGGATTCCGTAGCATGTTCCGCATTAACAGCTTCGTCCCAGAAAATACGAATATGATCGCCAGGGAGAGGCGCGGTTGGAGTTGTAACACCAGCTTTAGGATTCTTAAACTTAATCGTATTCTTAGCTACCATAGCATTCGCTTCATCAGTTACAACAATCTGCGTGCGAGTACCAGCAGTTGAACTAGCATTACCTTGTGCATCAACGCCACCGCCAAGATTAATTAGCTTAATTGGATGGTCTTTAATAGCCTTGGGATAAAGAGTCACACCAGTTAAATGGTCTTTAGGCGCTGGAACGTCACCATCACTGTCAACAACAACCTCTTCGGTATGATGGACATAAACAGTCTTGCCGGCATCAGTGGACTTCTTAATAGCGCCACCAAGCATGAAACGTAGAGACTCTAAGGACATTAGAGCATCTGTTAGAGTAATGTTAATCTCCTTACCATAGTCCCACTGAACTAGCTTAGGATTGCCCCAGCCGCCCTGCGCAGCAGTATTCTCAGCAGTTGTTTCAATGGTAGAAGTCTTTAAAGAATCTAGGAATAGCACGATGTCGCCCTTGTATACACCAGCCGCTGGATCATCATCTAGGGCCTCAAAATATACGTTAGCAACCTCTTTAATGCCATATTTGTCAAAAATATTAACACCCATATGAGTTACCTCCTATAAAATCATGATTATTCAAAATTGCCAATTGAACGCATCCAATGTTTCAACTGTTTTTTATTTAGTTTAGCACCAGCCAAAGCCGCACGGTTGTTTATATCAAACTAATCTCTCCATCCCATGCGTTTTAACTAGTCTTGTAAAGCATAATAAGTAATATTCCAAATATTTTCCATATTTAGGCCGCAATTATTAATACAAATGCTACCGATCAAATCAGAAAAATTTAAATCAGTTTTTTCTCGCGCGGCCTGCTTAGCTTTCGCTTTCCTCACTCTTTCACGGTTTCGCCGCATTTGCATTTTCAACCGTTTAGTAGCAGGAGGGTCATTTTCATGAATTACGATCTCTTCGCCTTCTTGCTCTAAGAAATACATTCTACGAAGAATTCTCTGAAATTCATAAAATTTCTCTTCATCCATTATGTGTTTTTCTTCTATCCGACCAACTACAATCTACGCAGGGTCTAATGAAAAAATCACATCATCATGAATGAAAAAATTAAAAGCTTCTCTTGTCATTTTATTAACAGAATCATCAATACCGGTCATCATTAACATATACTAAAAATCTGTTATTTCTTCAAGAACCTATTTCAGCTATGCGTCCTTACAATCTTTTGGATCAGGCTTCATAGCTGTTAAAATTCCAAGATACGCTTGAAACTTAGAATATCCTATTTCAACTATTTCACCAATAGTAGCAGAATATATAGCACATATATCTCCTAATAATATGGGAGTTCCTTTCTAAAATTTCAGAACCTCATCATCAGTTAAATTCATTAATTTTATACCTCATAGAATATCCACCAATCCAAGGGGATAATGTCAGATTATCTGCTCTATGAAATTGTAATGTACCTATTCCTGCTAATTTACCCTCATTAAACATTGTATCTATTTCCTACATTATTAAATAAGGCCGTAAAGAACGATCATCTAATAGCCATTCATCATAAGGACATGCTATATCAAATCGTACTGTTGATGTTTTAAATTCTGGATTTAATTGATTTACCACAAAGTCATCAAAAATAGCTGTTATATATGACATCTTTTCTGTACTGTCATCATAAATTTTAGGAATAATTAATATCTACTTATTAATTAATTCTGCCCCATCAACATCAGGATATTTCTCTTTGTTAAAGGGGTCGCGCACCTGATACTTTAATAGCCTGCAAATTCTCTAATTCTACATTAACTTATTCGCAATTCTAAAAGTATTCATTCCCATTACAGAGAAGCGTCGCTGTGTCATTTCTAAATCCATTTTTCCCACCTCACCATAATGGTATTACATTTATTTCTTTTGTATATGAAGTTCCTTTATAAGTCGCTGTTAATGTAAAACTTCCTAATAAGTTCTTATTATTCGTATGAATTAAACATGATGTAGAGTCTATTTTCTTAATTGTAGCTAATGTAGTATCAATTGAAAATTCTACTTCATCATCTAAATCATTAGTACCTATTAATTTATACGCTGATTCGCGGTCTAATCGTATACTATCTTTTCCTTCAATATACGCAGAAAAGACTTCGGGTTCTGTATCAATAACAACATCTATGTAATCAAAGATAGATGGATAATCTTTTAATCTTACCATTATCTTTGTTTCTCCATTACCTACCGCGGTAAGCGCGCCGTCTATAATGCGTGCAACCTTCTTATCCGTTGGTAGTAGTTCTATTTCAGCATCTATTGGAATTCCATTTTTAGTTAATGTAAAAGAAGGAATAATAGTCTGCCCTATTGCAAAATTCTATTTTTCCGCTGGAACTATAATTTTATAATTAGCTAATTTATCTGTATCAGCAATATTGTTCTTTAAGTCATCATAAATGCTATTTATCTTGCCCTCAGTTAGTGAAAGATAAATAACTCCTGGCACGCTCGTGTGGTCATATTCAACCACAGTCCAAGATTCTTCTTCTACAATAAAATTGGTAGCTCTATTAATTGGATAGCGTGGCATAAGGATTTCAGCATATTTATTAGGTTGTGGTGTAATTAGTGAATTCCACGTCCTAAAATTGCCTTTAATCTTACTATCCACGGAACTAACAATATAACCCCAAGACTATTGTAAATGTCCTAAATTATCAATCCACTTTAGCAAATAATTACATCTAATAATCCAAAAAGTTCTATAAGTTCCATTAACTTTTTTCTCTTCCTAAAAAAGTATCCATTTTTCTTCTTTTCCATCATCTGTCGTCCAATTCATTATATCCCCAATAAGTAAAGGAATGTCATTCGCAACATTCAAAAACATTATTTTTGAATATTCTTTATCTTTATTAGTTAATATAATACCATCAAAATAAATTCCTCGTTCAACAGATAAATTTCTTATAGTGTGTGGAGATTCTTCTTTCCACTTTTCAAACGATCTAATTCCACCATTTCGTACACGTTCAGCAGTAGTCTCACCTAAATGATTAAGTCTAGAGAAATAAACATCAAGATAGTTCATTAGGCTCTTCTAGCCCTCCAATTAGATTCATGCATTCAAAGATTGTCTTACGGAAATAATCGTAAGATAGCATTCTTAACATATTTAGTTTTCCGATTAAGGGCCACCAATTTATGCTCTGCGCGCCCAATCCTTGAATCTCTATAATAATAGAATCTAAAAATTTTTCCCACTCGCCATTTTTTTCTCTTTCACATAATAAACCATAAAGCCGCCCTTTTAATTTATTTTTATACCCGTCAAAGGTTATAGATGATTCAGTTTGCATTATTTTTCTTTCCTGCCAATTTTTTAAATAATGCGGCGGGACGCTTATTTCTTGAACGGTCATAAATTCCCACAGCTTTATCAACTTCTTCTCTTACAGCGGCTTCTAGTTTATTTAACTTATCAAGGTGATTTGCTTGACTAAAATCCTTATCTGCATATAGTTGTCTAATATTCTCCCAACTAGCTATACATCGTTTTACCCATTCATGCTTCATATATAAAGCTAGTAATTGAATTTCATCATTAGACAAATTTTCTACAAACTGATAAGAATGTAAATGGTGATCGTCAGTAACTTCGGAATCAACTTCTTCTATATCTAAGCTTACCCTAGGATATTTAAATCTAAAAATGGCCATTTTAAGAAGTTCCTGCCAATCCCGCTCTACTATGGCAAGCTCTTCTTCAAGAGTCCATTCGTCTGCGGTTATGCGCGCAAGAAACGCATCATATACCTTTAAAAAGGGAGTTGCCATTAGGAATTAAGCTGATGCTGAGTATTAATAGCATTTATAATATCAACATCACAATATTTTTTAATTAAAGTAACAAAGCCGCCATTAGTAATTCCAAGATCAGTTGCATATTTAACAACGGCATCCTTTTCTGCGGGAGCGGCGGTTGGAATGAATTTAGCAAAATTAGTAATATCTTGTTCTTCAAGCATCTTTTTTATATTCGCAGCTTCATATACTTCATCATTATTAATGGTAACAGGTTGCTCTTCCTCTGTTATACCATTAAATCTTATATAATGATCTTGTAGCATATTCATAATACCAGGATCAAAAGTCATAGCCTCATATTCCTCTTGCTTAATTGGAATTTCGCGCCCAGGCATTAGCTCTCTGCGGAAATGTAAATCTGGAAGCATTAATACTACTAATGCAGAACTAATATTTTTAACTGTAATCATAAAATCCTCCTTTTACCTCTTAAATGGGGTGAGTGAGATTTTTTCACTCACCCCTTTATATCATAAATTACTTTACTAGTGCGCTATTGTACGCAGCCCAGCCACCATCGCGGCCATTCGCGTTAAGAGCGCTATTATAATAAATACCCCAATAGTTAGGAGTAGAATAGATACCGCAACCAACCTTTACATAAGCCTGTAACTGGATGCCGTTGTCGCCCTCATGCTCCCACTCACGGAAGTAAGAATTGCCCTCGAAGCCAAGCTTAACGAGTTTTTCACGACCGGCGGGAATAACATACGCAAAGCAAGGATTCATAACAGTCTTAGTATTTGTATCATCAACAAAAGACTGAGGTAGAATTACAACAGGAACGCCATGGAACTTGCCGATATAGCCACGCTCACGAACATCAATCATGTCCTGATCAGAAATCTTCGTGGTGTTGTTATAAATAATAGCATTAACCATATCAGAAGCAAACTCAGGAGAGCAATAAATTACTGGCGCGCCATAAGCAGCAACAGTATTGCAGAGCTTCGTCATAGCAACTGGGTCAAAACCATTAACGTTGACCTTATTCGCCGCAGGACGGCCCGCGAGATTCCAAGACTGGAGTAGGGTCTCCTGAACCATCTCAAAGATACGATCAACAATACCTTCATTAATAACCTGATAAATATCAGTTAGATCCTCAACACCATCAAGATAACGCTCAAAGTCGATAATACCAGAACCACCAATAGCAACTGGATATACATCAAACTTATCCCGATCAAGACGGAAGGCTTCATAGTTACCAGATTCAGTAGCACGGGTTACAAACTGCTTGCCGCGCTGCTTGCCGCGAGTAACACGGAACTCAAGACGAGAGCCCTGGGGAACCTGAATTACCTCGGTAAACATGTCAAGCGCAGCACTAACACTACGAGGAAGTACTTCATCAAGATTCTGAGAAAGTAGTTCAAATAGGTCATACTTATTGCGCTCGAATTTATAACGATTAATTTTACCGTTACTATCGCAAAGAAGCTTAGTTAGCTCATCTCTGAGCGCAGCTTCATAATCATAATTTTCGGCGGCGAACTCAGCAGGTACTTTACGACCGAATACGCCGTTCATAAGAACTTGTAGATTATTCATAGTTCGCACCTCCATTATAGACTTACAATCTGATACTTAACGCCTTTCTCGCCGTTAGGTACAGTGTAGAATTTAGTAACCTTACCATAGATACCAGCATTTGGCTTAGTACCAGTTAGCTTTGGAACTGGAGAACCGGCAACTAGGCAAACATAGACAGGAGTGGTATCACATGCTTTTAAAGCATCAAATAGAACTTCATCAGAAGTTTTTTCACTACCACTAGTAGTTACGGCGGCAAATTCAGTCTCGTCATACTGTAAGCAGTTCGTGGTTACAGTGTCACCAAGACCAAGAATGCCAACGCGAGGATAGTCACCCGCAATCTTGCGACCAAAGGTCTTTAGTCCATAATGTGCGTCATCATATTCTTTTTCAGCGGTATAAACAATACCGATTGGGGTATCAGTAACAGCCGCGGCGGAACCAATTGTGCCAACAGCTTTATCAGCAAGTACCCACATACCATTCTCACAAGGATTCGCAGCGGTAAACTCAGAGCCAAGAGGAGTCTGAGAAACTACCATGCCAGTCTTGGAGAAAGCAACTTGATTTAATTCTAGAGAAGCATACTGCTCTAGTGGAAATCTTTTCATAGCTTTATTCCTCCTTAATTTTTACGATATTTCTTCATAAGTAAAGCGAATTGAGATTCTTGAGGCTCTGGTAGTGGCACTTTCTTCTCTTCACCGCCGGCCATCTGCTTATTAGCAAAACAAATCGCTAACTTGCTTTCCAATTCATCATAAGAAAAGTCATTAATCTACTCACGAATTACACCAATTTCTTCTTCATCAATAAGTTTTTCATATTTTTGTATTAATAAATTCTTTTCATCTAACGCTTTCTGCTCAATCATTGCATTATATTTGTTAGAAATTTCTTGTAATTCCACATTCTTAGCTTCAAGAGCGGAATATTTTTCATTAAAATCTTTTTCAGCCTTTTCAGAAGCTTCTTTATATTGAGAGATAGTTGTCATCGCTTCTTCATATTTAGTCTTTAAATCATTAAACGCTTCGGTTAATTCATTAAAGCTGTTCTGAAGTACTTCAAAATCAGAGGCTACTTTTTCTTCTTGCTTCCCCTCTTCTTCAGAAGGAGTTTCTTCTACCTGCCCCTCAAACTCAGCAGGCTTTTCCTCTTCTTTTGGTTCTTTGACTTCTTCCTCTGGAGCGGGCTGATTGTTTTCAAACTCATCCATCGGTTGTATTCCTCCTTGTTCTTTCTTATCCATTCCTTCTACTTGCTTTTTTAAATCAAATAAAAGTGAAGAAATCTATGAAAGCTATTCATTACGAGTCTATTCATCCTTTGAAAAGAATGCCGAAACTGAAAAACAAGGCTCATGAGAACCAATTACACAGAATCCCATCATCTTTGCGGTAGTATAGACATAATAATATTCGCCTTGAATTTCTGCCCAATCTCCCGTAATAGATTTTGGATTTAATTCCATGCTTTGATTCTAATTAATAATGTTTTTCGCTTCTTCATAATATTCAGTAAATAGCATTACAGAAAATACTGCATATTCTCTAGTAACCCCATCTGTATCAAGAAATGGTTCCCATCCCAAGAAATCTTCTACATAACCATACGCATTAGCTAATGTAGGGCCTGTATGAGAAGCCCAAGTCTTCGTCTCAGGATCAAAAAATCCAACAACAGGAGTTAAGCCATTTGTTGCGCTTTCTATTAATTGATTTGCCACTTCCTCAGTAATATATGAACCGTTTCTATTAGCATATTTAGTAAATACGCGCACTTTTAAACGATATATATTAGGATTGGCAGTTGAAATTTCTTGGACGGGAGAATCAATTATCATTGACTCAAAATTAAGTGGTATCTATCTATCCATAATAATTCTCTCCTATTATCCCATTGCCGCGATATTTGCCTGAGTTTTCTCAGACTTCTATTCATCGGGTAATTCTGGTCTTCCCCCAGTATTTGTTATGTCTTGAACCTTGACCGTTTCTGTTGTATTTTTCGCAGTTTTTTCTTCATTTGCAACAGCAGTTCCAGAAGTTGTATATGAAGATTGTAATGGAACCATTTTTTCTGACATCTTTAAGAATTCATTTTCAAAATTCATTAAACTTAATTGATCCCTCTATTTTACACCCATAGCTACGCCCGCAATCATTTTAGAATATCCATATTGCGCGCCTCGGAAATATGATTGCTATAAATCGCTGCGATTAAACACAGTGGTTGGGAGTATTTTAAAATCAAACTCAACATCTTTTCGCGCGAACTTATCATTTAAATTATATTTAAGCCACGTTTCATAGGTATTTAAATACCCGATCATTAAAGCTTCATCTTTCTTTAATTGATATGCTAAAGTCGAACTGTTTTCTGGATTAAATAGAATTTCTCCTCTACCAAGCGCGGCCCAAGTATCTTTTCTATATTTTGCAATTCTATCTGATGCTTGGGTTGCCGCGGAAGAATCCTATAAGCTCTCTAAATCTGTTTCTCCAAAAGTCGTTAAAACGTCTACTGTATCTACATCAGCTAACATACTGGCAACTGACTCATGAATATCCGCAACTTCTTCAAGCTAAAAGACTAATTCGCCATTATTACTAATTGGCATACGTTGAATTAATAACTTATATAATTCATTTTCATCACGCTTTTCTTCTCTATTAATAGCATCATCTAATTTCTTTAATTCTGGAATACTGGCGATTAGAAGAGGAATTGGATCGTTAGAGAAACTAAAACATATCCCTCCCATTGCGGCTGGGATAGGCACCCACTGAGACATTTTATATTTTCCACTCTTCCAACGAATATATTCTTGTTGAATCATTTTAGGGAAAGTTTTTAATGCCTCGGCGCGCATCTCTGCATCAGGAATATTATCAAAATACTGTAAGTTAAATTCTAATATATCTAAATTATTAAAATCTTTAAATCTATTACGACAGTATGAGATCGCTAAATCCTATATTACAGCTTGCTCGCCATCTTCACGCAAGATACCATAATATACTCCATTTAGTAACCATTCTACTGTTATTCTAGCAAAAGTATTAGGTATATCCAATTTTTCTATGAAATCACAAGCATTATAAAACGCCTTTGTAATCTAAGCTTGTGATCCCTTCCCTTCTTCATAGATAGGAATAACTAGATTATCATACAGTGGGAGATGAGCAAGGAAGTCAATATTATTTCTATAATTGCTATTTGTTCTATAATAATATCTTGACAACTCTCGTAATGATTCAAAATCTCCAGATCTAATTATGTCTAAAATTTCATCTAAAGTAAAATCATCCGCTACTGGCACATTCTGTCGGTATCCCCAAGAAGAGCGATACGCGCGCTCATTAACAGGCATTCTATTAACTCGTAAGTTACTTTTACGAACTTTATTTTTAAAATCCGTAAAAGTATATTTTTTCTGTTCAGCCAACTTTATCTCACCTCCTACTCTTATGATTTAAAAAGATATATGAACCAAAATCGCGTTTCTTCTTTTTCTTTAAACTCTTATCTTCATAATATTTTACTCTATAAAGCCCATACTCTAATGCACTAAACCGGTCTTTCTCAATAGAACGAGAGATTCGCTCTACTTTGAATTGATTCTATACGCCAGTAGGCTTTAATTTTAAATTATTTAATTCATCTATTAATCTAGAAGTCATTTCATAAGGCATAAGATAAACCCTTCTATCATAAGGAGTCATCTTCCTTCCTTTTTTGGTCTACATTAATTTATCCTTTACAATACGTTCATGTGCCAAAAAAGAAACGGTGCCATTATTAATCTGTGCAAAAAAATTAGAATGTATAGCATCATCATTTCCAGCACCAGCTTTTATATCATATATAATAGCATCATATTCTGGTCTAGGGTATTCACTTTCATTTTTCATCTATTCAGGTAAATGATGCTCATTATTAAAAGCATAATAGGGTTTAAATTGTTCACCAGTTCTAGCATCTATTGATGGAACTGCCATAGCATCTAATAGACCAATTCCTGGGCCGTTTCCATCAATGACTATCTCTCGTGGATTATATAACTATATTAACTTTTTCAATCTAGGCGCTTGTTCAGTGATATAATTAGCGCCATGTATAACTTCTGTATAAACGACGTTCTTTTTAAAGCCATTATCATTAGGAGTTACCTTTATTACCATAATTGCGGTATTCGCTGAATAACGAGCTATATCAGCACCTATCAAATAAAAAGTGTCAGGATTAGTTGGATTTTCTTGTGCTTTTCGCTCACATTTTAATAAAGTTCTTCTTTTTACTAATTTTTTAGAATCTAACCAGGCTTCCTTACTGTTGCCAGACCAAATTGATAAACTTTCGCGCGCGAATGAATCCTCACTAACAGTGTTAGAATATCGCTAGTCCATAAGAGTTGCTTTATCTATTAATCCATAATGAAGAGGTACTTCATAACTTAGCCCCCAAGAAAAGTATTCCTTTGGGCGCAATACTGCATTAACGGTAATTTCTATCAATTTCTAATACATGAATACAGTACGTTCCGCGGCAGTAGTTATGAAAATCTACGAAGCACTTGGCTCATTGGGATTTATGGTTCCATCTACTTCACGTCGTGCAATGTTCATTTGCGGCCAGAGGACTTCATTAAAAGGTATTTCTTCAATTAATGCAGCTTCTTCCAAAATTGCAGCGGTCGCGCGCAAGCCACGAGAAGTATCCTTAGATACAACAGAAATTAAACTGCCATTTTTTAGATAAATCTCGTAATAATTGTTACTTGATTTAACGCCAGTTTTTCCATCATCTACTCTCGTAGCGAGTTCTTTTCTTAATAGAGGCCAGTGCCTAAAAATTTCTTCAAACTTTGCTTCGGCAATTTTAATAACTGTACCTTTCGTATCAGAAGCAATCATTATCGTTGAACGAGGCAATAACATTGCTCGCATAAAGGCACTTAAATAAGCCGTAAATGATTTAGAGGTCGCGCGTGTGGCAGTCCAAAATGTGTACCTATATCGCATAGATGCGCGCAATTCAATACGCTAAAAAGGCATTATATGAAAATTTTTTGAATCTTCATAGTCTTGAATCATATCAAGCAATAAGTCTGGATAACGAATCCATAAATCTAAATAGCGAGTGAATAAAGCTTGATTTGAGTCAAGAAACTCTTTTGTTAATACGATTCCTTTTTCAATTGGCGTACCATCACGAAGAACCGCATCTTTATTCATTCATCTCACCTTCACTTTGAAGGTCTGCCGCGAGTTCATCGTCTCCTTCATATTCTATGTCCGCATTTTCATCAAATTCAACCGCTTCATTCTCAATTTCTTCAAGGCGCTCAGTCATATTATAGCGTGCGCGCTTCTCTTCGACCTGTTCAGCAAAATTGCCTTCATTCATAACTAAACGTTTCAAATAATTTTGAATATTTTCCATCATAAAGTCTATAGAGTCCTGTGGCTCCGTATGCCAATTTGGGTGCCATCCTTTCTTGCCATAGTAAACCATTAGCTCACCTACGGATTCAAAGTCTGCCGCAGATTTTGCATTAGAGGCTTCAAAATGGCAGTTCTTTATAATATTCTCTATGGCGTCCATATCCTTTTTTACATCCGCCCCCTCGCGTATGCCTTTCTTAGAACGTAAGGTAAGCTCGCATAGGTCGCGAGCGCGCGACTTCAATATTGGCGTCGATACATTTTGTGTGGCTAATATCTAATTATAGTATTCATCCAGCCATAATAGCTCTTCTTCTGTATAGGTAGACGACCATTCCTTTCGGAGACGACGTAGCTTCGCCGCGCTTAGAACTTCCATTTCTTCATTTATAGTTTCTTCTTCGCGTGCCAAACGCCATCGTTCGTTTTCATCTGCCCACTATAAAGCAGAATAGTGATCGTCTAACAAGGTATTAAAATATGCTGATAATGTTTTGTCCTTGTGTGTAGAATACAATTGCGTCCATCTATTTAAGTCAAATGGCACATCTAAGTACCTACATAACCTGTCTACTTCCCCTAAGTTACTCTAATCTATCATAGTCTCTAAACAATTTGTGCATATTAGAGAGCGATGACCAGGGAAGAATTTACTGGGCGTATGGGCAAAAGCATACTCAGGCTTTTCTTGCCTACATTTTAGACATCTACGACTCTTTGCTTCGCTTGTCATGTGCAGTCTGCCCTCCTCTCTATATTCTCATCAATCTCTCACATTCCTTACAACTGGAAGAATAACCATCTCTACGACTACGATTATAGGCAAAGAATAAGTTAGTTCTTGGTAGAACCGCGCCACAATGAGAACAAGTCTTCATATTTTCCAGCGGCGTATCTAATATTAGACGATGCTTAGTCGCGGCCATAGCAATCTTTTGAGGTATTTCCTGCGCCAATATGGTACTTAGGTGATTCTCATTATAGCGCAAATCAAAATTGACTTGTAGCCCCTCTATAATTTTATCATAGGGCGTATGTAATATCTTCTATTCTAATAGGTACTCGCGCACAGGGGATAAGGCCGCCATTTTTCTATACCGTTCAAAGTCCAGTAATAAAGTATACCCATAGGTATTCAACTTATCATGCATATACTAATATAGCAACTCATAATTATTTATTAGCGCCCTTACGTGGAGAGGGTCTTCCCAATTGAATATGTGGCGCCGCACTACCCATTTAACCTTGCAGTCGGGCGCAATGCCATCTACTTCATAATCTTGAAGGTCTTTGGATATAGTATGTAGTAGGGCATTATCTACGCGGGCCCGCCATTGCTCGTAGGGCATCCAATAGAAGGAATCAGCAGTCCAATCATAGAATTGGGCGTGCGGATGGTCTATTGCCTAAAATTTAATTACGGGTTTATAGTAATCTTTTAAATAGTATTGGTGGCGCCGCAAATCTATCAATATATGTTTCAACTAATATAGACGATAGGAATTATCAAATATTTCATCCTACTCATTGGGTACTACGCGGCCCTCTATTGCCGCTATCCAATGTTCCAGGTGGTCTATGCGCTCCCATAGTTCTTGCATACCTGGAATATCACTATCCCCCACTTCAATTAGCTCGCCGGTCTTCTTATTATATTTCGGGCGCGCAATAGTACGAGTTTTCTTTATATATACTTCATGTTTTAACTATGGTGCTAAGTCTTGCTGGTCGGCCATCGGATTATCTAATATGGCCTCTAACGATAGGTTGGTATCTTCTTTGGTTTTAAACGAATTGTAACGGGTGTTGCCATTGGTGGCTTCGCCCCTTTGTATGGCATTTTGCCCATTCTCATCTTTCCCATATAATATATAATTTGCCATCTATTCCAAATCTGTGGAGGTGGGGTCGCTTGGTAACTAATCTAATATATCATATATTGCGGCGACCCTATCATTATCACGTTCTATGGAGTAGTCTAAGCTGTATGCCTTTTTCAAAGCAGTCACCTCCGTTATGGATATTTTATCATATTTTATTAGAAAAGTCAAGTATTGGTTTGTAATAATTGGTGGGTAGTTGGTAGAATAATTTTGAAAAAAGTTGGTGGAAAGTTGGTGAAAGTCAATTTTAAAAAAGTTGGTTTTAAAAAAGTTGGTGGAATTTGTCCAGGCCCGCGAAGCGGGCGTGTTAGACGACCCTAACATTCCCGATTGTACCGCCCCGCCTTGTGAAAATTCTGTCAATCTCCTGCTCCTGCGTCGCGCAGATTGTTAAAAACTTGACAGACGGCAAAAATTAAATAACAATTATAATTGACACCCTGTCAGTATTTCAAAAATAAAATAACATGTGTTACGTATAGGGCAGAAATTCGCATCTGACCGCGTAAAAAAGACCGCCCCGTTTTTGTGCATTTTGACGAATCGAAAGAAAACGCGAAAAAAAGATAAAAAAAGCGAAAAAAAGGTATTGACTTTTAATTCTGTAGGGTGTAAGATACAATCACCGCAAGGGAAAAAAACAAAAGAAAAGAGGTAAACAAAAATGAAAATGCGGATGAGCGAAAACAGACGCGAAAGTGCCATTCATGCAATGACTGAACGTTCGATTAATGAACGTCAAAAAGGCAGCACGGCGGAAACCTTCGCAATATCTCAAAAGGCTGTAGAAGCGTATGTCCGTGATTTTTGGTACAATGGCGGATTACGTAATGAAAGCGATTTCCGCGCACGTTCGGCAGGGAAAGCGGATATGAAGCTATTCGGAAAAGTGGCGGAAATTAAGACCGGCGGAACTGTAGGCATTCCTTCAAGCTATGAATGGGATGAAACGGACGTTATGCCAAACGCTGCTTACATTGTCTTTCCGCTTATGGATAGGATTGAAACGGCTGAGGATATTCCGGACAATACAGTCGTTATGGAACGTTCGGCATTCATCGAAATTGCCGGAACGTGTTCGCGCAAAGGACTTGCGGGGGTGTTCCACATGACAAGCCGCGGAGTGCTAGCTTTCCAACCTACACCGCTTCGCAAGCTGAGGAACGCACTATTCTTTCTACTCTTAGCAGGACAGCTTCCGACGCTGAGAACCTTCAAAGAGGAACGGGAATGAGCCTTCGGGCTCTTCCCTTCCCATCCAACTAACCGACGAATAAGAGGAGGATACAAGCTATGAAAACTAGGTACATCCGTATTGATGGGACTAAAGCTACACTATTGACCCACAAAGAAGTTTTAAAGCAGATCGAAGAATTAAAAGCACAGGGCGCGCGAATTTTATATGAAGATGATCCGGCTATTTATTATTGGGCCATTGGATTGACGCTTCCAAACTTCAAAACAGTACAATTTAGAGAGCTGGCAGAGAACGAGGATATAGAGGCGTAAAGCCTCTATATCCACTCAAAGAATGGAGGATTAAACCATGATTAATATTCGCACGATTCGCAAGCTGGAAAATAATGACGGATTGACCTTGAAAAATGGGAAAGCTATAACGTATAAGAGCGGTTATCAAGTCGCTACGGAGGGCAAAGAGTGCAAAACGCCGCTGGAAGCTATGAAAGCCATAAAGCAATATAATGGCACTTGTGGCGTCTGGTACAGTGACGGTATTTATTATATTGATAAAAGTAAGCGTGTTAGCACTAAAAAGGAAGCGCTCGATATTGGAAGAAAATGCAATCAAATCAGCATTCTTAAATGGTCTGACATGTCTCTGGTCTATTGCTGAAAAGCAATAGACCCTTTTTCTATGCGTATCTGTTAGGTACATCTAACATGTTACGGATAAATAACTTAAGTTATATAACACGATAAATAACTTAAGTTATATGATACATAATATATAACTTAAGTTATACATACAAGAATATATAACTTAAGTTATATAACACACATATGTTAGTTTTATCTAACTAACACACACAAAATGTATATATTAGATGTTTAACATCTAACTTCCCTCGTTGACTTTTGCGTAAAAAAGTGTATAATAGACTATGAAAAGAGACGAAAAGAGGGCAAAAAGATGAAGATGATACACACAAATAGCATCACATACAAATTGTGTGGAAGCCCATGGGCGCGCCACCGAACAGCGCAGGGCAGGCGCGGGCAAGCGAAGGCCAAACAGCGCACCACAGGGCCGCCTATTGCGCAGGCGAGCTGGAAGCAAGCTGGCAAGCTACAACTAAAAAGCAAGCTGGCAAGCGAGAAAAAGTATTGACACAAGCTACAAAATGTGATATAATCTAAGCGAAGAAGAAAAAGCAAAGGAGCTAAACGCCATGAAGATTAAGCTATCAAATGTTTACACCGCTATCTACTATGGTACACCGATGTGGGAGTTCATTGAAGATGCTATCGCACGAGAGATGCGGGCGCGCCATTGGAGAAAGTACACTTACAGTCGTGTCTATGAGATTGTTATACACAATGAATCAATCAATGATATGATAGTGTATACAGAAGAAGAATTGAATGACTTTATCTATGGAATGGTTCGGAGCATGGAGAAGTATAGGTAAGTAATACGTCATAGCATACAATGCTATGACGTAACTTAATTGTTAAGTAATAGATAAAACCTTTGATAGGATAAGAAGGTTAAATAGATAGCAATAAGGTATAAGCGCACGACAAGACAAGGCGATTATTATTATTTAATTAAAGATATAAAAGACTTGTATAATATTAGATGTTTAACATCTATTCTTATCTATTGACTTCTTTCAATTACTCTTATATAATATAGTTACAAAATAAAAGAAGGATAACTTTTAAAAACCAAAAGGAGATTAAGAATGTTGCGGAAAATTATGGCGTATCGTAAGGCAATCATTGAAGTATATGATGATGGAGAAACGTATATTTCCGCCGTTCCGTGGCACGTATTTATCACCAGCAAAATCGCAGAGTTTTTTAACATGATTGACTATGGTAGGCCATTTCATACGCAACTTCTTTTTCCTTGGGAGTGGAGAGATACGAGGGAGTAATCCCTCTTTTATTTTATTTTAGATGTTTAACATCTAAAATAAAACTTGACATTTCATTTCTAAACTATTATAATATAATCACAATAAAGAATAAGAAAAAAGTCCTAAAACCAAAAGGAGAATTAGTTATGGAAAATAAAGAAAAATGTTGCAAAATTATCGCTCATATTATTGGTAATTTTCTCGCACATGTAGCCTTTCCTGCCGCACTTTTTACTATTGTATGGAATCGCGTTCTTGCAGATACTTTCAATGCCGCGCATTTCAATTATTGGACTTTCTTTATAATATGTGTAGGAGTACGTTACTTATTTAGTTATAACACTAAATAATTGGAATTTCATATTATATTTTAAATATTAAATATATAAAAATGCCTATTGACAAAATCCTAAAAGTATAATATAATTAACTTATCAAATAAAGGAGAAATAAAAATGTCCGTATGGTATGTAATTGACGAATTTGATTTTGTTTTTGATGGGCCGTTCGCAACTTTTGAAGAGGCAGAAAAATCCCGAAAGTTCGCAGAATCTAGTAAACTTGCACAAGAATGGGGACTAAAATATAGCGTTGAAATGAGAGAATACTAATTCTCTCATTTCATTTTCAAATTAGATGTTTAACATCTAAAAAAAATACTTGACTTTTATCCCATAATAGAATATAATACAATCACAAAAGAAAAAGAAAGGAAATGAAAAACATGAAGTACGAAATCACTTGCTATCTCAATCACAAGGTTTATGATTACGGTTTTACTTTTGAAACGGCTTTCGGCGCAATCTATACCGCACGTTCTATGTTTGAAAATCGCGGTATTGAAACAGACGTTATGAATAGTGAAACAGGCGAAGTTATCGCATTCTTTTTCAAAGACCGTGTATACATTTCCGATGAAATCAAAATGGAAAATGAAAAAATGGCAATTACTGAAATGCGGTGAAACCGCATTTCATTTCATTCCCAAATTAGATGTTTAACATCTAATTCTATCCGTTGACAAAATTCCCATTTCATTATATAATACAATCGTAAAAAGAAAGAACCAAACAACAAAAGAAAGGTTGGTATTACAAAATGAAAATGAGTTATCATTGCGAAGTACAAAGAGCAAACAGAGTTTCCCATATCGTTAATGAAATTGGAATCGGTCAAATAATTATTGAGAAATATTTCCGCAGTCCCGCGCAGATTAGAGAGGGCAAACAAGGCACTTATACTTGCGTAACAGATACAGGAATCACGATTGTAAAGAATGAAAGAAAAGATACAATTATTACAATGTATGTAACAACTTATAGGGAATTGGTTGCGATATACGGCGGGCCGAAGAAAATTCCTTCCTATCTCAGGAAAAAGGTTGACAGGAATCAAACGTTCTTCACTCAGAACGGAAAAACCATTTGGAAATAGGCGAAAGCCTATTTCTTTTTTATTAAACGGTATTGTTATTTTTATAACAAACTTAATAAATAACATTAGATGTTAAACATCTAATGATAAATATTGACAATTTTTATTTTATATTATATAATATAAGTAAAGAAAAAGTAAAAGAAAAATGCAGAATTTCATTTTGTTTCATATCTTTTCTTATATATAACTATTATTTCATTATAATCCTGTAATTTCATTTTATTTCATTTTTACTATTCTATAACATATATAATTTTAATTTATCCCGAATTTCATTTTAAATTAGATGTTTAACATCTAACTTTTTCTCTTGACTTCTTTTTCCCATTATGTTATACTTACGCCATCAAAAGAAAGGAAATAAAAACCATGAATAAAATTCTTGAAATGTGCGCGGAATTGATTGAAGAAACTAGTCTCAGTGAATTAGTATCAAAAGTTGACGGGCGTAATAATTACATGATTAGAATTGACATGAGAAACGGACATTATAAAATCACCTACGCAGGCGGCTTCGGACGCGGAAAAATTTTCAATGGTGAATATCTTTCTATTATCTGTAAAAATCATACACGTTGGTTTTACTACACGTACAAGAAAGATTATAAAGAAGCGCTTCAAATTTTGAATAACTTAGGGATTGAATAATCCCTAAGCCGTTTTTGTCTTAGATGTTAAACATCTAATTTCTCTTGTTGACTTTTTCCTTATTATAGTGTATACTCTAATCACGATAAAGAAAGAAACTACCGAAAAAAGGAGCGATAAATATGAATATTGAGAACGCAAAAATTATAGATACGCGTATTTCTATGGCCGATCATGGTTGCTTAACTTTTGATTTAACACTTGAAGGTGATGGCTGGGGTTGTTGTTATGGCGGATATTGTATCGGTCATGGATATTTAGGCGCTAAAGAATTTAAAGCTAATTCTGGTAATGGACTTGTAGCTATAATGAAAATTATGAATACAGTTGGCGTAGAATATTGGGAAGATTTGAAAGGCAAGTATGTACGATGCAAGACAAACGAATGGGGCGGAACCATTGATGAAATTGGTAATCTAATAGAAGATAAATGGTTTAACATTCGTGAGTTCTTTTCTAATAATAATTGACAATTTTTAAAATTAAAGAACCAAACAACAAAAAAGGAGATATATAATATGTCAGATGATATTTGGGAAGGTTATTCGCAGGAAGAATTAAAGGAATTGGAAGAAGATTGGGAAAACTTCTATAAATACCTTGAAGAACATAATAATGAGTATGAAACAGGGTGGGAGTAATTCCACTCCCTAATAATATTAGATGTTTAACATCTAATCCCTTCCGTTGACTTTTCCCTTTTACTATGCTATACTATCACCATCAAAGGGAAAGGAAATAAAAAGAAAATGAAGATATGGTTTGATATGGACGGCACTATCGCAGACCTCTACGGCGTGAATAACTGGCTTGATATGCTTATCGCATCAGACCCCACGCCCTACGCAGTCGCGCGCCCGCTGGTCAATCTGTCACAGCTTGCCCGCAAGCTGAACACGCTTCAACGAGCTGGCTATGAGATTGGGATTATTAGCTGGCTAAGCAAGAGCGGGACGGAAAGCTACAATGAAATAGTTGCTGAAACAAAAAGAAGCTGGTTGGAAAAGCATCTGCCGAGTGTTGAGTGGAATTATATAAAAATTACAAAATACGGCATCAATAAATGGGAAACTTGCGGTGATGGCATCCTCTTTGATGATGAAGCGCAAAACCGCACAAATTGGGGCGGCGAAAGTTATGAACCTTGCGATATTATGGAAGTATTACAAAATTTAATAAAGGGTTAATAACACCCTTTATTTCATTTTTAAAAACTTAGATGTTTAACATCTAAGTCTCTCTGTTGACTTTTTCCCGAAACGTGTTATAATGTAGGCAACTAAAAGAAAGAAGGGCGCTAATATGAAAACAAGTTATGAAGTCCGCGCAAAGAAGTTTATTCAGCAGATTGCAGAGTATCTTAAAAATTGTTATATGCCCGATGATTTTGAAAAAGCAATTAAGCGTTATAATGAAGCAAAAAAACGTCATGTACGTGTAGAATCTGGCGCTTGCCGTGTTGTTCTGATTACGTCTGACTATGTAGTCAAAATTGACTATAATCCCACAAAAATTCAATATTTTGGCGGATGTGAAGATGAATGCGAATTTTATCAGCGCGCGGAAGATGATGGATATGAATATCTCTTTGCTAAAATCACAAAGTTTGTATGCCATGGGCGCGCGTTCTACATTATGCCCAGAATTGGCGGAATCGGTTCAGATAGAATGACCAATTGGAGCATTGATGAAGAAGAATATGTATATAATAATGTGGAAGATTTACACGAGTGGAATATTGGTTATAAAAATAACATTGGCATCGTTATTGATTACGCTTGTAATGAATTTATGCGGCATTCTTCCTGAATGCCGTTTTTTTATTTTTAAGGATTAGATGTTTAACATCTAATTCTAAAAGTTGACTTTTCTCTTTTCTTGTATTATAATATAGCCATAAAAGAAAGGAGCTAAAAGATATGAAGATTGAAAAGACTATCACAGTAACTATGGAAGGGCAAGACCGTCAGAAGATTATTGACTTTTATAACTTAGTCAATGAATGGGTTAAAGATATTGAAGATGCAGACGCAGAAGAAGAAAATCAATTGTATGCAGACTTAACACGAATCCTGTATGAACTTCACAATTTTTTACGAGATCATACTTGACAAAAACAAAATCCTGTGATATAATAATAATGTAAACAAGAGAAGGAAAACTCTTACAAACCAGAAAGGGTTTTATTATGAAGAAGTCCACTATGCAGTCTCTCGTCAACTATCTGAATGGCGCTACTCTGACGAATCTTGATGAAATCAAGGCCGAACTTGAAGCAGAACTTAACAAGGGTGCGGAAAAGGCCGCCGTGAATAAGGCGCTTTACGAGCGCGCGAAGGCCGTTGTTCTCGCAAATATGACCGATGAAGAAGTCACCGCGGCAGAGCTTTATGAAAGCGTGAAGGATGCTCTCCCCGAAAATTTCAGCCGTTCCAAACTGAGTTATGGCCTTAACCATTATTGGAGCGATGTAATCGACCGCAAGTCTAATGACAAGGTTTATGTATACAAGAAGAGGAGCTAATCCTCTTCTTTTTAGTAAGAAAGATTAGATGTTAAACATCTAATACTTCATATTGACTTTTATTCTTGTATAGTGTATAATACAATTACAAAAAGAAAAAAGAAAAGAGGAATATAATATGGCTACCATCGGGCAAGGAATCCTTTCTTTTGTAATCGCGTTCATCCTTTACGGCATTTTTCTCTCATTTAGAGGGTGAGGCACCGGCATAAAAATAGCACAAAAATAACACGCGATTTTTGTAAGAAAAAACTATTGACTTTTTTCTGAAATTATGTTATAATATAATTGTTCAAAAGGTTAAGAAATAAAAAAAATAAAAAAAATCAAAATAACCTCTTGACAATCCCGAAACTGTATGCTATAATTACATCAACAAATGAAGGAAAACATTAAAAAACCAGAAAGGCAAAAATTATGACTAAAGCCGCTCTTGAAAATGCTCTCCGTTCTGAAATCTATGAAGCCGTTCGTGATTTTCTCGGCCAGAAGTATGACGTTGCTATTCCGCAGACTGGCGCGGGTGAGTTCGCGCTTCCCCTCCTCGATGCAGAAGGTAATGAGCGTTATGTAACCGTAAAGATTGCTATCCCTCGTGGCACTCGGACAGGTAACGGCGGTTATACTCCCTACGATGGTTACAAGGCCGCAGAGGACTACGAAGCAGAATGCAAGGAAAAGGCCGCGAAGAAGGCCGCAAGCGCAGAGAAGAAGGAAGCCGCCGCAAGGTTGCGCGAACAGAAGCGCGCCCTGCGCGCGACTAAGAAGGCCGCGGCCGAAGCCGATGACAGTAACCAGTACCTTGACAGAGAAGTAACGGTGTAACAACCGTTATTTCATTTTCATAAGATTAGATGTTTAACATCTAACATCAAGACTTGCTTTTCCCATAACTTTATGATATACTCTACCCATGAAGTGAAGGAACAACACTACAAACCAGAAAGGCAATAAAGGAATGAAGAAGCACGCAATTATGGTACTGGATACTGAGACTTGTAACATTACGCCCTGCGATGCAGTTACCCGTGGTAATAATCTGACCTATGATATTGGCTATGCAGTTGTCTATCCCTCTACTGGCGAAGTGATTTATTCATCTTCTAACGTAGTTAGTGAAATCTTTTTCGGTGAGCGCGAAAAGATGCAGAGCGCCTATTATGCTAATAAGTTGCCGCAATATTATGATGATTTAGCAAACAATCGCCGCACCGCGCGCAGTTTCTTTGAGATTATGAATGAGATTGCGAAACTCTGCCGCAAATATAATATCATTGCTATCTGCGCGCACAATGCAGCATTTGATATTGATGCATTAAATACAACAGTCCGTTATTTGACTGGCCTTGATTACGTGCGCGCCCTCCCCAATATCGAAGTCTGGGATAGTATGAAGATGGCGAAAACTTTTGCAAAAACTCCATCATATATTAAGTTCTGTAATAAAAATGGATTTATGACCGCGCACAAGACGCCGCGCCCGCGCATGACTGCCGAAGTTCTGTATAGATTCATTATCAATGATTTGACTTTTGAAGAAAGTCATACAGCGCTTGAAGACGTTATGATTGAGAAAGAAATTGTCGCCAAGGCATACCGCACACATAAGAAGATGGAACGAGTATTATATAACAAGAGGTAATATACCTCTTGTTTTCTTATTTTAGAAATTAGATGTTAAACATCTAATATCTGTGGCTTGACTTTTCTTAAAAGTATGCTATAATACAATTACAAATTGAAAAGGAGAATAAGATTATGAAGAATAAAAAAGTGTGGGTAGTCCTTGAACATGACGCGGTTGATACCTATCTCGTTGGTGTCTATGCTTCAAAGAAACAAGGCATCAAAGCAGCAGAAAATGCGATTTATAACAATTGGACTTTCGTTGCTGAAACAAATAAAACTCCTGCTGGCGTTGAATTGTATACGTCTGATGATAACTGCTATTATGAAATCATTGGCTCACCCGTTGAGGAGTGAGCATTTTTTATTAGATGTTAAACATCTAATATCTGATATTGCAATCCTAAAACAATTATGATATACTTACATCACAAAAGCAAAGGAGATAAAAAAAATGATGAAATTTAAAGAAATTAAAAATTATTTGCAGAAAGAAAATATTTCTTATTGGGAATCAGAAAATGGACAATATTTGTATCTTAAAGCTTGTGCCTTTGATGATGAGAATCATAGTAATTTCTTTGACTACGGAGAGCCTTTTAAAGAGCTTCAATGTTATACTAAGGATAAAATATTAAAAGAATTATATAAGGATCCTCGTATTATTATAGAGACTTGCGATATTTGTTGTGGCTGTGCTGGATGGTAAAAGCAAAGGAGAGAAAAATATGTATAGTATTTATCTTGATATTCGAGATCGTATTATCAATTGTCTTATCTGTTTTTTGCTTAATCATTGCGGTCTTTATACTTCGACCATTAGACGAGTTATAAAAAAGACTTCCTATGAAGAATTAAAAGTTCTTAATAATGAAAGGAAATAAAAATCATGACTGATTATGAAATTCTTAAAAGTATTTTATGGGATGCAAAAGAAACTGAATACGAAGATCAATATATTGATGATGAAGAACACGACACGCCTGCTCCAATTTATCCCGCATTAGAATTAGCGTCCCGTAAACTAATCTTTACACAAGACGGGAAATATATCCATACTACAAAATATTATTAAGACTGACAGGCTTCGTGCCTGTTATATAGTTAGATGTTAAACATCTAATCCCTCCTCTTGCACTTTTCTCTAAAATGAGTATAATAAACAATGTCAGGAGCGAACAGCACACCGGCATGACACAAGCAAGAGGAAACGCCATGATTGAAAAAAATCAAAAAAAAGTTTGAAAAACCTCTTGACAAAATTCAAAGTCCATGATAAAATAAGGACACAACAGAGGAAGGAAAACCTCAACAAACCAGAAAGGTAAATGATATGACTAAGAAAGATGCTCTCACCCTCGCCCTCTCTACCATGGCTGATGATACCGATGCTAAGACCGTGATTAAAGCCATGATTGCCCAGCTTGACCAGAAGCGCACGCGCACGCCTGAGCAGAAGGAAGCCGCGAACTCTGCGCGCAAGGCTAAGACTGCCGCCGCTCGTGCCGAACTCGTTGCTAAGGTTGCGCCCATCCTGCGCGAGGGTCTGTCCCACACGTTGCAGGGTGTAACCGTGAAGGAACTGTTTGGAATGGTTCAGAATGAACTGCCCGAGGACTTCTCGGTTGCGAAGGTTCAGAACGTTCTCCTGCGTGAGATGCGTGACGAACTGGACATTATCGAGACTAAGGGCAAGGCGAATACCTACCGCTTGAAGGAAGGGGCGTAAGCCCTTCCCTTTTATGGGGAGTGAACGTGGCATCAGGGGAGCCACCGCGGTAAATCGAAAGATGATTGCGTAGACCCATGCAAAAGGGGGTCGTCCCATGAGGGATGGAGTTCAATTCTCCCACTCTCCACCATTACCGCCTTCGGGTGGTTTTCTTTTTTGCATAAAATAAATTAGATGTTTAACATCTAATTTCAATAATTGACTTTCTTCAAAAATTATAGTATACTATGTATGTCAGATGAAGGGACGAACCGAAGGAGATGATAAGTAGAAGGGTTGCCGTGAATTGCCTGTCGTCTCAGGGCATGAAGCGGACAGGTTTCCGCAACTTTTCCTGCTACGAAAAAAGTTGCAAATTTCTCAAAAAAGTGCTTGACAATCTCCCGAAACCATGCTATAATAACATCATCAAAGGGAAGGAAAACCCATTAAACCAGAAAGGACAAAATAATATGACTACTACCGAAAGAAAGAACGTTGCCCGCGCGAACACCCTGAACCTGATTATGTCCATCCTCGAAGAGAACGAAGCCGTTCAGTTTGCTGATAACTCTTTCGCCATCTTGCAGAATGTAGAGGGCGAAGAGTTTTGGACGGAGATTTCCGTAAAGACTAAGGCAAACAAGGCAACAAAGATTTCTCCCGCGTTTGACCCCTACGAAGCCGCGGCAGCGTGGCAGGAAGATAAGCGCATCAAGGCAGAGAAGAAAGCCGAGAAAGAGAGGGCGAAGGAGAAGGCGTAAGCCCTCTCTTTTCTTTTAGCAAATATTAGATGTTAAACATCTAACTCTAACTCTTGCATTTTCCCCTAATCTGTAATATAATAACACCATCAAAAGAAACCAATAACAAAAGAAAGAGGGATAAAAAAATGATGACTTTAAAAGAAATGGGCCGCGCGCTTAATGATGTGATAGTTACTGAGCAGTTAGGGAGCAAGATTGTTAATGGCAAGCGTAATTACATGATTAGAATTGAAAACGGTAAGCGCGGGAAAAGGATTGCCTTCGCGGGCAGAACAGAAGATTCTTCTATATTAGATTATGATTGTAACTTTCTTGGATACATTACTGAGCATAATGTCCGCTTCTATTATTTCACTTACAAACGCGACTGCCTTGAAGCACTTAACAATCTTTATGGTCTAGGCTATAAATCTGGCATTATCTTACTTAATTAACATGAAAGAATAAGGCGTTGTACGTCTTATATAAAATCAGAGGAGCTAATTATTATGAAGGTTGAAGTAATTTATATTGCTTATGATGGCGAAAGATTTGATTCTCTCAAAGAGTGTAAAGAGTATGAGAGCCGCGCTGTATCCTTAATGGATGAATTCAAGAATCATGTACTTTTATTGGATATGATGAAACGTCCAATGTTTTGCCCTGATGGCCTTAACATTGAAGGGACAATGGCATGGTTTAATTTAGCTTATAAGCAAAGTTTATATATAAATATCAATGCCGAATTGTCTGATGATTTCATTACTTTTATTCGTGATAATTTGGGTCTGATTTTCCCGCCAAATAAAGTTGGTTTATATAAGTATGATTATGATAGTGATGAATGGGTTAGCGCAAACTAACCTATTAACTATATTAGATGTTTAACATCTAAATATTCTTATTGACTTTTTTCTAATTCATAGTATAATATAGCCATGAAGTGAAGGAAAACACTAAAAAACCAGAAAGGAATTTTTAAAATGTCCTACCTTGTATTTGATACTGAAACTACCTCTCTTGACCGCCCGTTCTGCTATGACCTCGGCTATAAGATTATCAAAGACGGCGAAGAAGTAACGCGCAAGCACTTTGTTGTCGAGCAAGTTTGGCATAATCTCCCTCTGTTTGAGAGTGCCTATTATAAGGAAAAGCGCCCTCTATATATCCAGCTTATGAGAAGCAAGAAAGCCGTTATGGACAAATGGGGATACATTATGCGCGCAATGTATCGGGATATTAAGCAGTATGAAGTGACAGACGCTTATGCCTATAATAGCGCATTTGATGATAAAGTTTTTACCTTTAATTGTGATTGGTTCAAGTGCAATAACCCCCTTGAAAATATTCCAATTCACGATATTTGGGGCTATGCCAGTGAGTTTATCACTTGCGCCCCTGAGTATAAGCAATTTTGTGAAGATAATGAATTGTTTACTGATTCGGGCAACTATTCAGGAAGCGCGGAAAATGTTTACAGATTCTTGATGAATGATACCGATTTTAATGAAGAACACATGGGCGCGTATGATGTAGATATTGAAACAAAAATTTTGCAGTATTGCTTTGCTATGTGCGGAGCGGAAGAAGGAACAGATTATAAGGTTGTAAAAATTCTTACACGACCGCAGATGAAACCGTATACCATTAAAATCAACGGGCAAGTTATTCATCAAGGGATGTATTGTAAAAAGTATGTAAGAAATGACACGTACAACTTTACTGAGGGATTTTAATCCCTCTTTAATTTTAAAAACAAATTAGATGTTTAACATCTAATTATTCGCTCTTGACTTTCTTCCCATAAAATGCTATAATACAGTCACAACAAGAAAGGAGAGAAATAAATATGGAAAAGGACAAATATCAAATTAAAAATGAGATTGATTTTGAAGCCGCTTTGATTGCCGTTGGTTATATTTACTATCCTTACGCCGATCCAGATGCTCGTAAACGATATGATGAAATGTCAGAAGATGAAAAAAATTTTTATAAAAGAATAGTTGACAATGATTACAATAAATGATATAATAAAGCCACAACAAGAGAGGAGATAAGAAAATGACAGTTACAGAATTAGTTCAGTATCTTGAACAGTTTCCCTCTAACGCTACGGTAATGATTCAAGGCGATGGCGGCCCGCTGATTGATGTTGAAGAAGTTACAATCAATTCTAATAATAATATTGTTTCTATCAGTTAAAAAAAGTATATAATAAAAGAGGAGCCAAATAAAATGACAGTAAAAGAATTAAGAGAAAAACTTAAAGAGTACCCACAGGATGCAAAAGTCGCCATATATTCTGAAAGTGAATATAATTATTTGAATGAAACGCCAGAAGATGAATTTTATATAAGCCCATACGGAGACCTCATCCTCTGGTGCGATGTTGACCTAAATAGAAATAAATATAAATAACTTAGCTTACTTAGAGAGGAGATAAAAAGAAATGAAAAAGGGTGAAGTGCGTTCAATCCGTTACTATGAGAAGAAATTGAAAAAGTGCCTCGCAGAAAATGATGTCTATGGTGTATATGAGTGTTTTAGAAAAATTAGAGAACTTGAAAAATTGAATAAGAAGGAAGAATAATATTCTTCCTTCTTTTATATATTAGATGTTAAACATCTAATATCAAATGGTTGACTTTTCCATCCTCTTATGCTATACTATAATTGTTCCAAGGGAGAGCGAAGAGTCCTCTATAAAGGCGCTCCCGTGAGGTCAGTAAAAAAAGTAACGACTGCTCTCCCTTGTAACAAAAACTTAATAAAAAAATCACTTGACACTTTCCTAAAACTATGATATAATCAAGATGTTTCACGGGGAGAGGAAAATAAAGTGCCATGCACAGACACGCAGTAATGCGATAGGATAGGCGCAATACGAAAACCTCACTTGCAAGTCCCCGAAAAAACATAAAAAAACTTTTGAAAAACCCTTGACAATTTCCCGAAACTATGATACAATAAGACCATCAAAGGAGAAGGACACTCCACAAACCAGAAAGGATAAAAGTTATGAAGAAGATGACCTATGTTACCGCTATCGAGAACGCTATCAACAACAACCTGACCGCCGAGACTATCGAGCGCCTTACTGCTCTGCGTGATACTTTGAAGAAGCGCGCGGAAGCCCCTCGTTGGGAGAAGTCGCAGGCCCAGAAGGACAAGGAGAACGCGGTGCGCCGTGAGAAGAATCAGAAAGCCCGCGCTCTGCTGATGGAGACTGTTATCCCGATTCTTACCGATGCCATGAGCGTCAACGATGATTATACCGCCGTTGAGATTTACGAGCGCGCAAAGGATAATCTTCCCGATAACTTTACCGCGAACAAGGTGCAGGCCGTTCTTCTGCGCGAGATGAAGCCGAACGTGATTATCACGGAAAAGAAGAATTGCCCGAACCACTACCGCCTTGCCTAATCCATCGCCCTTCGGGGCGATTTTTCTTACCAATATTAGATGTTAAACATCTAATAGATTATCTTGACTTTTATCCTAAAATCTAATATACTACATATACAAAAAGAAAAAAGAAAGGATGAAATAAAAATGGAATATGTAATTGTTAAATGGGATTCTGAGGACTCTCGTTTCTCTTGCTTTGATGGAGAAGTTTTTAAGAACAAAGAACTTGCAGAAAAAACTATTTATGAGTATGCCATAGCGCATAAAAATGATTATTATAGTGAATATGTAAATAGTGACAATATGGAAGTTTATGAAAAAGAATCTGGTTGGACAAAAGCTCATTATGAAACTTGGGTTAAATGGTGTATTAAAAATTTTTGTTACATTTCTCCAGTAACTGTTCATCTTGAATAAGCCCTTCGGGGCATTTTCTTTTTCAAACACTTAGATGTTTAACATCTAATACTAAGACTTGATTTTTCCTAAAATCTGAGTATAATAATAATTGTCACGAGGGGCAAGGACGAGATGCCAAGAACGGAAAATTTGAAAAAAACTTAAAAAGTTTTTTCAAAAACCACTTGACAGACCGCTGAACCTATGATATAATAAAGGCACAAAAGAGGTCAAGGAAAAGACCTAAAAACCAGAAAGGTTATTAGTATGAAGAAGAACACCATGATCGCTATCGCCGCCGCCCTGTCTAACATCGACTTTGAGAACAAGGACGCTATTCTTGCGGAACTGGATGCTGACATCAATCGCGGTGCTGAGCAGAAAGCCGCGAAGGATGCAGAGTACACCGCTGTTCACGACATCATCATTGGTGCGCTGTCTGATACCCCCGTGACTATCGCGGAACTGTATGACGCGGTAAAGGATGAACTGCCTGACGGATTCGGGCGCGGTCGCGTACAGTATGGCGTGACTAAGTTGTGGGCGTCCGAGGTCGTAAAGATTGAGGGCAAGCCGAATACTTACAAGAGGGCGTAAGCCCTTTTTTTTCATTTCAAGATATTAGATGTTAAACATCTAATACGCCTGATTGACTTTTTCCCTATACTATGATATACTTGCCATAGTAAAAGGAGTGATAAACATGACAGCTTATCAGAGATTCTTTCTTGCTTATGTCAAGGCTATTCGCGCGCGGAGCCTTGCGCGCACGGAAGGCGAATGGTATGAAGCAAATGAGAAAGTGAGAAAAATTAAATTTGTACTTGACAAGTTGCATCATTAATGATATAATATAGGTATAAAAGAGAAGGGGTTGGATAAAATGACAACACTTGAACGGTTAGAAAAACAGTATAACGAGTATATGACGTTATTTGAAAGACTTTGCGCTAACATGAACGCCCTCAGCAAGCAGATTCAAGAAGAAAAATTCAAACAGATTCGAGATGCCGAAGCAGGGACTTATAAAGGACAAACAACCTATTGTCCTGTGAATGGTTTAGATTGCCCCTATTATAAAAACGGCGTCTGCCATATTGATGATCCCTTCGCAGATTGTGATGATTGGTGTAGTGCTTGCGGTTGTGAGAACTGGGAAGAATGGGAGGAGTTATGATGAAGAAGAAAAAGGAGAAAACAAATTACGATGCTTATAAAGTTATTCGGCGCGACTGGGGTGCTATTTCTCCTATAACAAAGGTTATACCAGATAAGCGCAAGAAAAAGCCTAAGCATAAAAATAAAGAGGAAGATATTTAATCTTCCTTTAATTTTCTATATATACTTAGATGTTTAACATCTAATTTAGTTATTGACTTCCTTTAAAAGATATGATATACTTATGCCATCAAAGAAAGGAAATAAAAACAATGACTAATGAAGTTATCAAGGCAATGCAAGGCAAGAAGGAGCACAAGGCGCGCAAGTGGTGGCGCAAGAATGGTTACAAGATTATGCGCGTGATTCTGTTCCCCTTATGGATTGGCGATATTCTAATTAATAAATATCGTGAATGGCGCAACAGCAAAGAAGTATGGAGCGAAGAGCGCGCCATCGAGATTCTGAACTATTACATCCCACGTATGTCTAAATGGGATGAAAAGAACCAATGTCTTTACTTCTTTGACAATGGTATGGGTTGGAATTATAGCCTTGCAAAGCGTCATCTCAAAAGGAAAGACCGCCATTTCTGGAAAGTCCATTGCACTTGGTGGGGTGGAGAAATGCGCACTCTATTGATGAATAAGTTTGAACTTGAAGGATTCAAAAAAGAACTTGGCAATTGCTCAGAAGGATGGACAGAAATTTCTTTCGTACTAAATGAAGCAAAGGAGTTGACAAATGAATAAAGCGCGCAAGCGCCTTATTTTCTTTTAGATGTTTAACATCTAACCCTTATCTCTCACAGCGTGAGAAAATAAATATTCATAATAATCAATGACAATCTCATAACTACATTATTTATATGGCAACCTTTTTTCAAATCATAAATCAATCCGATTACATTCACAGGCAACCCTACATAAGCGCCCTTATTCCAAGCAATAATAGCTAATGTATTCAAGCACCCAAAGAGCGCAACCAAGTCCATGTGTTCATACTTATATGCGCGGCCATTCTCAAATTTAATCATTTCTATCCCTCACTTTCAATAGTATTATACTATATAAATAAAAAATGTCAATACAAAAAGTTAGATGTTTAACATCTAACTTTTCACTTTTGTCAAGTATTTAACACACTCTAAATTATGACGCCCATTATATAACATCTGTTATATAACATCTGTTATATCCTTGACTTATCTCAAATGTTATATTATAATATATATACAAGCTGGAAGCTGGAAGCTGGATAATATAGAAGCTGCGGCAAGCTGTCAAATATTTGACTCACTACAAAATCGTTTCTGGCAGTCATTCTCGCTACGAAAAAATTTTTTCCGAACAACCATTCGCAAGCTGGAAGTTTGTAATCGTACAGGTAGTCAAAACACTATGAATTTGACAACGAAAAAGATTTTCCGAATCCAAAAATTCGCGGGCGAATTTTTTAATGAAATTTTCATTATTATTATTTACAATAGATTCCAAGCTGGGTAAAAAATTTTTTCTATATTTTTTAAATTATTTTTTATTTTTATAAAAAATAATTTATTTTTTTATTTATTTTTTTATTTTTTATTTTTATTTATTATTATTTTTATTTTATTTTAAATATATTTATTATATATTTTAAATAAAATATTTATTTTTATTTTTATAATTATAAAAAACTTTTATTATTTTTATAATTATTTTAAATAATTTTATTTTATTTTTATAATTATATTGTCAACTTTTAAGCAATAAATACATATATATATTTAATGAAAATTTCATTAAACTCCATCCCACTTTTGTTATATAACTTAAGTTATATAATAATAATAATTTAATGAAATTTTCATTAAACAGGACACCACGTTTGCCGGCATAATTTTTAATGAAATTTTCATTAACCGCCAGCCCATCATTTAATTATAAACTACTTGACTTAAATAAAATTTTATAATATAATAAAATGGGATATATATATATATATATATATATATATATACATACGAGCTGGGAAGCTGGGCCGCGTGCGAGCTGGAAAGCTGGGCTCCCTTTTAATGAAATTTTCATTAAAATAAAACTACGCATTGCGAGCTGGGCCCCAACACCAATTAGGCTGAAAAAATTTTTAATGAAAATTTCATTAAAGCAGACACCACAGCTACACTTATATATATTTGACTTTTTCTAAAAATTGTAGTATAATAAAAATGAGATAGGATATATATATATATATATATATATAAATAAATAAGAATGTATGCATATGTGTACGCATACATGTATATGTATATCTACAAACAAGTAGATAGATAAATAGATAAATAAATATCTAAACTTATTAGAATAATAGATATAGATATAAAATATATAAGTTGCTATTGAATATAATAATATGACACGCGCGCAATAAATGAAACGCGCGAACAGACACAAAAAAAGAAACAACCACCCGCACATTTTATGTGGGCGCGCAGGAGTAATATGGAAACACGTACACTCTCCCGCCGCAATACATTTGCCAGCGAGGATATAATTAAGCTAATACAAGATAATGACCTATCCGACTATAATACTTTCTTAGTACTAAATGGAGGCACCGGAGTAGGTAAGACCTCTTCTATTATGAAAGCTGTGTAGGAAGAGCTGGGCCGCAAGCTAGGCAACGCGCAATCTATGTTAGTAGTAGAGAGCCGCACCGCTACGGTGAATCAATTGAATACCAACTACACCGATTATATAGAGCGCATCAATGGCATTGACGTATGCCAGAGAATGGGCTTTATGCATATGCTACGTAATAATCGCGCGACCTATGACTGGATAGTAATAGATGAGTGTCATGGCCTGTTTAGCGAGGCCAGCTTCGCAGAGGATGCCGCGTATATAGCAGAATGGATTAAGACGGCGCGCACCCTCCAGCACATCATATTCATAACAGCTAACGATGAATACTTCTCCGAGCTGTCACGGCAGTACTTTCCAGGAGACTATAACTTTATATATCTCTTCCCAGACTTCACGCACTATGTAAGCCAAACATTCGTAAAGGAGATACAATTTATAAAAACCAATAAGGTAGCAAATGTTATATCTACCTTACTTGCTAAGCTCCAAGGTCAGAAAGGAATTATATTCTTGAAGCGGGCCAGCGATGTAAAAGATTGGTTCTTCCAGCTGTTAGCTATGGGCGCGCACGTAGGCATGATAGTATCGTAGGCAAATGAAACTACCGCCGCGCTAACAGTCGCGCAACAGAAGCAAGCATAGGATGCCGCAATCAACCTAAGCGGTGGTCGCGCGGGACTTACTATGGCAGACCTATGCGAGCTGTATGATACTATGCGCGCAAGGCAAGGCAAAGAGCGCATACGAGCTGCGCTGAACTATGAAAGACTGCCAGACGACATAGATATTTTATTAGCCACCGATACTATATAGGAAGGCATATCTATAAAGACGCCAATCAACTATATTATTATAGAAGGATTTACGGAAGTGGAGGTGCGGCAAAAGCTGGGGCGATTCCGTGGCGACCTATCCTCTCTATACATTATCTTCAATCCAGTATCCGCGCGCCGCCAAACACTTGACAAGAAACGAATATTTGAGTACCTCCAGCAGCTGTATGACAATGGTAATCAGACCGCGCTGGCAGAGTTCTATGGAGAATAGAAAGCATCAAAATCCACAATTTCATTTTTACTTAAAAAGCAAGACCCAGAAACTGGAATTTCATTTTATATCCCCAATACACCCGCCCGCCTAAATACAGAAGCGGAATTTCATTTATATACCCGCCTCATGGAGGATACGGAGGCTACTGTGCGGCAAACCTACACCTACCCCCTCCTTAGCGGCGCGCCGAAAATTCTAAATTATAATGAAGATATTCGGAATTTCAATTTGAAAGAAGCAGTAAAAGAGATAGCAAAGAAGTGGGAAGGGATTCCCCTAAAGGGTACCGCGCAAGATGAGCTGCTGGAGGATTTCAAAGAAGCGGGTATATCAGATAAGAAAAGAAAATTAGTTTCTTCATTCAGAACTTGTTGTACTATTCTATCAAACTATAATATTACATTAGAAACTCATAAAGCTACGCGGGAAGACTTAAACAAATGGCCGCAATATTTAAGTAAGATAAAAGAAGAATATAGGGTTATCGCTAACTTAGAGCAAAAACCGTAGTGATAGCCCATGCGACATTGGTCGTGGGGGGCTAACTTGGAGCAACATTCTTATATACAATTTTGCTCTAAGTTGGCCCCCCATTTTATTAAAAATCCTATTTTTTTAATAAAAAATCATTACAATCAAATATTTGACAAAAAGCAAAAATTCGACGCACTACTCCCAAATCATTACTCCACCCCATAGGATGGGGCTCCGCCTATTCTCCCGACCCTATATACCTACCCCTTTACCCTACCCCCTTTATAATAGAGTAAATAATTTTATATTAAGTTTTCGCATTTCATTTTATTAAGATGTCTTGTTATTATACCTCTTTACGGGTAAAAATATTCCCGAATTCTTGACTTTTTTTAATTTTTATTATATAATTAATATATAAAGGGAGGAATAGATATGTGGAGGAAATTGAAGTATGCTATACAACGTGCGCGAAAAGGTTATGATGATTCGGATACTTGGGGTTTCGATTCATGGTTTTGCCGCATAGCTCCTAAAATACTTAGGGAGTTGGCTTATTATAGTAATGGGTATCCGGAAGAGTATGGGAGTTTGGAGAAGTGGCAGCGAGAGATATATGAGTTGGCGACGAGAATAGAAGAGTTAGGTAGAGATTGGGTTTGGGATAAGAATGAGTGGACGAAGGACTATATGGAAGCGTTGGAGAAGAAGAGTAAGGATAAGGGTGTAGCGTATGAGAGATGGCGTAGTAGAATGGTAGAACTTGCGGAAGAACAGAATAAGGAAGTTAAGGATGTATTTAAGAAATTAGGGGAGGTGTTTTATAAGTTATGGAATTAAGGGATATTGTAGATATATTGGTGCGGCGTGATGGTGTAAGTAAGAGAGAAGCATGGGATACGGTAGAAGAGTGTAAGAAGGAAATTGATTGGTTGGTTATGAATGGTGGTAGTTTACAAGAGATGGAAGATTCTATTGCCTACTGGCTGGGATTGGAACCTGATTACTTGGATGCGCTATTGGTGGTATGAGTATGGTTGCGGAAATAAAGTAGAAAAGTAATGGGGATTGGTATTGTAGTAAGTGTAGGATGGGATAGTCGCATCTGGTAGAAAGATGCGAGTTTTGTTATGCGTGGTTTAGTAACTATGAAGAAGTAGTGATAGCGAGAAAGATAGAAGAGAAAGAGAGAGAAATAGAAGAGAAGGGAATTTCATTTTTGAAGTAATAGAATAGTAGGAGTGCGCGCCGACCTATATAGAATCCTGAATGTAGCACTCCTACTTTGTGTAGCACGTTTTCCACGAATTGAAAAAATCCGCGGAAAGCGCAATAGTTTTTATGTAGTATTCATACAATTATAATGGAGGTGATAATATGGATACATTAGATAAAATTCGTGCTTTAACTGATAAGAAAAATGGTATCGGAATACCTATGGCGGTTATTAGTAGATATTTGAACTGTCATCCTTCTACTATTACATATTATCTTAATGGCGCAATACCGAAAGATGAAGTTATTGTAAGATATGAAGAAGGATTACAAGAATTATATAAAAATATACAAAAAATTTTTATGTAAGGGTGAATAATATGTTATATTATATTGTTTATTCTAAGAAAGTTGCGCGCGAGCTTGAACGAGCAGGATTTGTAGTTCAGAAAGTAGAACCTAATATTAAGTACCCTAATCGCGCAGTTTACTTTTTTGAAGATACACCAGAATTGAGGAGAGCGATTTATCCGTTAATAAATCGCAGTAAATAATATCATTAGAGAAATATAATAAAATAGAAGATGGTGAATAAAGCTATGAAGCAAAAGAAGCCTTATATCGTTTATACTTGGACATTAGCAAATAAATTATATGCACGAGGATTTAAGCCACTCGGAAAGGAATTAAATACAAAAGACCCAACGCATGAGGTAATTTTATTTGAAGATACTCCTGCGTTGCGGCAAGCAATTCAAGAACTCACCAAGAAAGGATGAGTGTTTTAAGCATGTAAGCAGGAGTTGAGATTATGAATTATAGAAATCAAACAGTTATAGAAAATATAACATTAAATAATATTCGACATAATGAAGGAGTACAAGAACAATGGTTACAACCTCTATCTTGGGATAAATTATGTATACCATTAGGATTATTAACAGGAAATGAATATAAACTTTACATGTATATATTAAAGTGGGCTGGAAAGGGTACTTATGAATTTTCACCCGCTAATCTACAAATTGAATTAGGTTTTAAAGAAGATACAGCCAGAAAAAGTAAAAAGAAATTAGAAGAATATGGATTTTTAACTCTAACGCGGCAAAACCATTATTCCTTTAATCCATTACCGCAAAAGGCTATTGATTTATGGAATATTGAGAAAGCAAAACGTTCCGGCGCGAATGTATGAAAAAATCATACATTCGATTGCCCGATTTTTTCATACATACGTGTATGAAAAAATCATACATACCTGTACGGAAAAATCATACATTCATTTTTGAATGTACGAAAAAATCATACATAATACCCGATTTTTTCATACAGTAATATAAATATATATAAATATATATAATAATAATAATATAATAATAAAATAAAAATATGATCGCCGCGGAGCCTACCCGTCGCTGGCGCGACGGGTTCCGCGGATTTTCTCCTTCGGAGGGAGGAAGAAAGATTTGACATTTTTTAAATTTTATAATATAATTATAATATAAGGAAAGGAGAAGAATATGATTTTTGTAGATGGTAAGAAAATTAGTTTAAATCATTTTAACGACCAAACTTACTACATTCTATTAAATAACGAGGGCGCGCAGGACGTTACAATTACGTGGCTATTTGAAGATAATGAAGAAGCTATGGCACTATACTTCATTACCAAGCATCTTCACGAGAAGCATAGTAACATAGCGCTAAATATGCCGTTCTGCCCTAATAGTAGGCAGGACCGCGTAATGAGTCCCTATGACATCTTTACGCTAAAATACTTCGCAAACTTTATTAACTCATTGAATTTTTCGGAAGTCCGCATCTATGACCCTCATTCAGATGTTACCGCCGCGCTAATTGACCGCTGTGTAATTACAACGCCAAAGGTAGAAGTTGATAATCTGCTCACGGCCCATCCTGGTATCCTCGTAGTATACCCCGACTCAGGTAGTACAAAGAAGTACGGCCCTATGTTCAAAGTACCCTACTTGCGTGGCATTAAGGTAAGAAACTTTGAAACGCACCGAATTGAATCGTTTCAATTGGTCGGTACTGGCGATTCTATTACGGGACGGGATATTCTGATTGTAGACGACATATGCGGCACCGGCCATACTTTGTATAAGGCCGCGCGCGAACTTAAAAATATGGGCGCGAAAGATATTTATATTTTTGTAAGTCATTGCGAAAAATCGGTACTCGGTCCGCACATCCAAGGCGAATCGTTGTTGGATATTCCCAATCTGATTACGAAACTTTATACAACTAATTCAATTTTCCATGAAACTCATTCTAAAATTGAAATTGTACGAACTTTTTGAGGTATAAAATATGACAGTAGAAATTAACGTAGAACTAATTTTTCTGATTTATAGCGTATTCTTGGCTATTCTATGCCTATTCAATCCCTTCCACTTTCGTATGTGGTTCTTCCGCGTAGTTTGTTATGTCTATATTATGCTGGTAATGTTTATGATTCTTACCAAGTTCTATCTGTAATAGGTGGTGCGCATGTATAGTAAATATCAGAGACGAATAGCGGACTTTCTTGCCGCAAGTCATTTAGCTCTTGCTATTATTGCCTTTTTTAACTTTTTTGATATGGGCATAAATGCCTATCGGTTTCTATTCGCTTTGGCTTCATTTGAATTATTCATATATAAAGCAGGGGAATCCGTGGAATTACGCATAGAGGAGATGAATACGCATGACAATTCGTGAAATGGTATACAGAGACGATTGCGACTTTTTTGCGCCATCTAATGAAGCTGATGATATAATTAGTGATATGATTGTAAAGTATCACTATCAATGGGATGAAGAGCGCGCCCGCCTATTCGCGCTGGATATTATCAGAGCTTATCAGGATATAATCAATGCCGCGCCAACAGTAGGCAATATCCCAGCTTTTAGATGTGAAGAATGTCGCTGTGACTATATAGATTATAAGGAAGATGGAGTGTGTCCTAACTGTGGGATTAGTAGAAAAGATTAAGAAAATTTTTTATAGGCGGCCCGCGCCTGTACCTATATCTTCTCAACAACTTGCTGTTACAGCAACTATTATGCCGATAGAAAGAGTTTCTACATATTATAAAGAGCCTATACAAGAGGTCATACCAGCGACCTATATTAAAGAAAAAATGGCCCTTGACTTGGTAAAACAGCTATTAGATAATAATTTGGTAAAATTTACATATAAACATATAGATAATATGTATGTAATATGGCGAGCAGAATTACTTGTAGGAAATAAAGGAGATTCTAATGAGTGAAAAATTGTTAGAAATGAAACTTGTAGAGCGCGAGCGCTATGATGGCTGGGGCGTTGAAAGTCAGAAGTTAAGTTGGGATGATGGCGTTTTTAAGAATAGTTTTCATGTATCCGATATGTGTGAATGCCCCGAAGATGCAATTATTGGCAGAGATTTGTTTGATGCTTATAATTTCATTGACGCCATTCGTCTGGTATGAGTCTCAGAGATGCAGGATATACAGGAATTCATCTGGTAACAGAAACGGAGGCGCGTGAAGAGGAATGAATTATATTATTGACCCTAAGATTTTTTATATTGTTTCTTTACTAAATTCTATAAAAATATTTTTTGCCGTCTGCGGCTCAGCTTGTTTGGCCGGAAGTTGTGTTTTCGGTATCTTTTTTCTTGTAACGTTTTTGGAAGAAGAGCGCGAAACCGCAGAAAAACTTAAAAGAAGTTGCGTTAAACTGATAGAATATGGCCTTATTATAATGCTAATTAGTCTCTTCATTCCGTCAGAGGACACTTGTCTGCGGATGATTGTTGCTAATTATGTCACAGTGGATAACGCTAATAATGGTATTTCTGCGGTGAAAGAAATTATTGATTATATTATTACTTCTATTAACAATATTAAAGGATGATAAAGGAAAATGGGAAAAGAAGAAATTAGGCATTGCCCCGCTTGCGGCGGAACCGCAAAAGTAAGATATAAGATGCCTTATACATGGGTAGAATGTAAAAAGTGCGGGCTTATGGGCGCGCAGATTAGTGATTGGTACGAACAGCGTGACCCAGAATCCAGGAAGGCCGCAATTGAGGATTGGAATACTATGGAGGTAGTAGATGAGTTATAATTATGTTGAAGAAATTTGTAGAGATGTGCGCGATTACCTTGAAGATTCCTATTCAACGGAAGAACTAATGGATATGCGCGCCGACGACATTGTGGATGAACTATTTGCCGAAGATATGGTTGTTGGCAATGGTCCATATGGTTATGACTACGAAGAAGTTGTACAAAAATATGTATGTGATAACTTTATGCTTGCGCTGAGAGCGTTACATGACTTTGAGTATGATATAGAATATCTATTAAGATATAATTCAAATAAAATTTTTAGATTTATTGATTGTCTAATTCGTTTAGACCTGCTGCCAGAATGCGTAGAACAAGTATTAGAAGAGATTCAAGGAAAGGATAAAGAAAATGAAGATTAACGTAGAAATGGAACAGTGTAAGTTTATTGTAAAACCAGAGGATAGGAAGATTATTTGTATCTATTATTGCAACCCATATTGCGTACAGAATTATTTATCTGACTTACTCAGGAGCAATACTGCTTGTCTTTTTGCTATTGATGCAACGCAAAAAATGCGGCGATACTATACCGGTGTAGCTACGTGCGCGCCTGAAGATGAATGGAATGAAGAGAAGGGCAAGCTTATTGCTTTTACTAAGATGAAGGAGAAGTTTTGTTCGTCTTTCTTCAAGCGGGTTAATTATTATTTCTCTGCGATTGACAAAATGTTAGAGACTGCCGCAAATACCTGCGACCGCATGGGTGAAGGTTGGAATAAGCATTTGAGTATTCTTGAAGAAAAGATTAAAAATATGTAAAAAAATAAAAGGGAGAGCATTACGCTCTCCCTTTATTTTTTATTCGTTATAGACTACCTCACTAACTTCTAGTAAGCAATCTACTAACATATTTATAGTTTCGTCTTGTTTCTTTAATTTTTCTCTCATTTGCTGAATAGTTAGAGGTTGTTCTGGCATAACGTCATTTTGAGGTTCTGTTTTTTCTTCTTGCGAAGGAGTAGGAGGAGTATAAGGAATTACTTCCTTTTCCTTTAACTACTCCTGTAATTCATCATATTCAGCCTAATCAATGACAACGACCTTAGCCTCTTCTATTTGCGGCGCATCAGCAGGTAATGGCTTTAACCATTCTGTTGTATATTTTTTTAAAGTAATAGAATCTTGCACACAGTGCGCGAAGTCTATTTCTGAATAATAGAAGCGATGCATTTTAGAATTCCATTTAAGAAAACCTACACCAACTCCGATAACTTCATTTTGAGAGATAATTTTATAATATAGCATTCTTTATCCCTCCTTTATTATACGGTAAAGCAGAAGTTAATATTATAATTATTACTAGAAGAATACTGGTCATACCAATTCATATCTGTGGAACCATTAATCTTAACTCTATTATAATAAGTACTGCTGTCATCGTTGCTACCTCTCATTAAGGTTCTTAACTACCAAGAAGAAGCAAGTATCCACTTACCACCAGTAAAGTTAACGCCAGTGGCGTCTATATTTGAACTGTCGTTTTTATTTCTTCCACAGATAATAGTATGCTTATTACAATAATCACTATCAAAGAAAATATATCCTATATTATTAATGGTACTATCAGAATAGTATGAATCTGGGTCAGAAATAGTATCTGTTCTAATCCATACAGTTTTTCCACTAATAATTGGATTGGATGCATTAGCATAATTAGTAGGATCTTTTTCTTCTCCATTATCTATATAACTTCTTGTAATATAATTGAATCTATCATTTATAATTCCAGGGAATCTAATTCTATCTTGATTATCTTGTAGCTAATGAATATATGTAGGATTATTTGTACTATGATAACTTAATTCTGATTTTACTCCACTACTATAATTAGCTTCAATTAAAGCAGGAATATATATCTTATTGGAGCTAGTAGTTACCACAGGCGATGAGCCATTATAACTAGTTATCTATTTTACCGCAACATCTTTAATAATTGCTTGCCACCCAATTGGTAATGCACTGTAAATTTTATTCATAAAGCTCTTCATACTTGATGAAGTAAGATTACTAATACCGTGCTTTAATGGAAGAGGTGCATTTAAGAAAAATTCTGCGGCATTGCGAGTATATTCATCAGTCTGTTTGCCTAAGCCCGCGTATTCCATTCTCCAAGTTTCGTGCGGCCATCTAGCTATTGAGGCTGAGTCGTTTTCTCCTAAATCCTAATACCAGATTTTGCTCCAATATATCCATCCCATTCCAAGGTTACTCGATACCCAAGTATTATTTGATGTATTATATCTAATAGAACCACCAAAAGTTAGGTATCCATTTGCGGTTGAAGAAGTAGAACGGGCTATTGTATCTGAGAGGTCAGTATCAGCATATGAATCAGTAAGGTTATGATAATTTAGTAATAACTGATAAGTGGTTGATTCACCTTTGTTATGTCTAATAACTAACATATTTCTATAATTACCAGTGCCTACCTGACGAGAAGTAGTACCCCACATAACATTTGGATTACCATTTTCTTGTCTTAATCTAAACCCATACGCCGCGTCTCCATCTATATTATTATTAGAAATCAAGCATCCTTCATTATTATTGCCGACAAATTCATAATCAATAGCTAATGTAAAGGATGGTGCATTTTCATCAAATAATTTTATTTCTGGTAAGGAATTTCTACCGTCAAAAACCATTATAGAATTATCAGTTCCATCAAAATATGTAGGAGTACTGATTAAAGTCTATGAAGTTACATTTGAATAGGCCGGATCAAATCCAACTTGAATATCATAATATGAGCCATCAGTAATATAATTATGTAATGATGTTGGATCATTTTTATAAGTATAAGTCACGCCATAAATTTCACTTAATTTCATATCCTTCAATTCAGTTGAAGTAGATGGTAATCCGTTGGTATAGTCCCAGTTCGCATAAACATTAAGATCACTTGTAATATAACTAGTGCTCTTATCCCATCCAAGGAACACATAGAATTGTTGATTATCCGCATCCCCGCGAACAGGAATCATTCTAGTTCCAACAACTTCTCCACTTTGCGCGTCTATAATTTGCTGTCCAGGATAATCTACACCAGTACCATATTCAATATTACTGATTGAAGCTAAGGCTTGCGCGCCACCCTCTCTTTCAAACCAAGTAACGGTATAAGTATGAATTTGGCTAGTATAAACAGCAGAAACATCTCTCGCGGCAGTAACTACTGTTTGTAAAGTATCCCATCCAGTGAATGTATAATCATACTTATCATCTGCGTATGTCGGTTGATTCATTTCGCCAGCTTCTATTGGATCATATGGCTTATCGCCGGCATCTACATATTGAATATAATCTGCACCATTCTTACCTTTTAAAATACTACCATCGTAATTCTTAAATATAATAGCATAATATGGTACAGTGATTTCATAATGAATCGTAAGATTATCAGATGTCCATACTTTATTTTGAGTATCTAGGCTGTCTTCAAAATTACCTTGACCCCAAATTGCATGAATTGCTTCAAGTTTCTTCAATGACATGGTATAAACATTAATATTACCAGTTATTACTGGCATGGCCTGTTCATTGCCAAGGGCATTATAACCACGCCATTTGGTAGCAATTCTATAAACAGTATCAATGTTTTCAAAGTCCCAATCAACATCTATTGCACGAATACGTCTTGTAACACTTGATTGTGCATTTACTGCTTGTGCTAGATAAGTAGCAATAGCATCAGACGTAACTTTATTACAATTCTGATATTGTACAGAAATTAAGTTATCGCCGCGCTCCATTGTAAATGTCTGTACATTATTTAGATTGTGTGCATAAATGCCAGTGCAAGCATTTAATTGAACAGAAGTAAGTGGAGCAGAATCGGGCAATGTAATAATACTAGCTTTTGTTCCACGAGTATCCAATGTTTTTAATTCTACATTAACACTTAAATTAAGTGAATCAGTAAAGTTCGTCATATTTCTGATAGATAGATCTTTTAATAACACAGACGGAATACTTACACCTGTTCCAGAAGGCCAGATATTATTTATGCTTTCGCCGCCTAAATTAGCTTCCATTAATTTAACCGCGCCCGCGGCACCAAAGGTACTGTTTAAAGTAGTATTTAGAGGCTTAACGTATTGAATTAATCTTTCAGGAGCAAAATACAAGGTGGTATTTGCGCCAACACTTACATTATTGAAAGTAATTGTATCTCCTGCATTTACTTTTATACTGCCGACTTTGTTATCATCAACAATTGCGGTAATATATGTTTTTGCATATGCTTTTACTTCAAAATTATGAGTGCTGCTTTCACAGTTAGTACGGAAGTTAATCGCACTACCTTTCGCGCCGGTGCCAACGAGATATTTACCGTCCATATAAGAGGTCTAATAGGTTAAGAATTGTCTGCGCCAATAGGTCTTAGAGCCTTGGAGTCGTGGTAAATAAGAATTATCATACCCACGTACGCCCTCATTATCTTCTAGGTCAACCTCTTCTGTTTTATAAGGCAATATATATTTATTATATGCGTCTACAACCATTGCAGCATGAGGCCGCTTACTCTAATAATTATCCCATTTTGCAATAATATTAGCAGAATTCCAAGCGCCATTAGAGCGAAGCGTGGTATATAGATTAGATAGCTCTGTGCCAAAAGCTTCTTTTATATTGACCCAGATTGGATTATCAACAGCGTTAAATAAGCTTCGACCATTTTCTGTGTCTCCATAATCTTTACCATAATCTCCTAATGGCTTACCATCATTATCCGCGGCCAGGATGGTATCCATATCATATGCTTTATTAATATTCCATAAATATTTACCCGCAGTAGGATCATAATCATAGGAATAGAATGTATTTTTACTTACGTTATCATATGCAGCAAAATATTCAATAAATAAGAAGTGATATAATAGAGATTGGATTGAGAAATAATTACTAACTTCATTCTTGAATTTTGCACTATTACCGATAGTAGAGATAACCCAATTAACAGTATTATTCCACGCGGTTACAACTTCGTCTAAATCATTAGAAGAAGGTTTCATACGCCATTCAAAATGTTTTATGGTCTTTTGTTGTCCATCTTCAATTTCTGTGGACTGCCATTCTTCCTTAGCCGCATTATAACTTACTCCGGTCATACTTCTGAATCTTTGTGGTTCTGTATCATTACCAGAAACCTCAATACAAGCTTTTGTATAAGTTGTGTCTTCTGCATTCGCGGCTCCACTTTGAGCGAAAACTTTTGTATTCTTTTTACTATTACATAGATCACCCATTGCGTATAGAATAGTTTCACCAGCTCTGACGTATTGAGAGCTAAACCACTTATCTTTATTACTATTGTTAGTTACAAAGACAGCACAAGGTTTGCCTTCGACTACATCACGAATTCCAGTAGTATTTCTATATGGTAGTAAGTATGGTTGATAAGTATTATACCAGTCAACCGCATTTATATTATTAGCATTTTCTGAAGATGCTACATTTACTTTTATATTTAAATAATTAACTGGAATAGAATTTTCACTAATCTTATATTTTTTATCAGTTTTCTTAAAATCAATATCAAGATTATAAGAAGAGCGCCCATAAGCCGCAGAGGATGTACCCTGTACTTTTACAACAGTACCTGTGGCGTCATCTCCAGTTCCAGTAAGTGCTGGTAACTCTAATTCTGTTGCGCCATCTGTGATAATTACAGTGGAAGGAACTTCATCTTTTTTACTGTAAGTCATCTTTGGCATCTAAATTTCAATTAAAGTTAAATTAGGTGCCGCCGCGTGTAATGCTGCTTTAGTTATCTAATCATTTTGATTTAATATACTATTCTAAATATATCTACTAACCTTTTCATTAGTAGTATTACCATTAGATATATAGTTCTGAATCATATCACGCTTAGACAGTGCTAAGTTATAAGTCCTAATATTATAAATCCATATATCACAATATTCAGAGCCTATTGTAGCACTTATATTTGGCTCATTATAAACAAGCATATTAGATGCATATTCATTAACTTTTGAAGGAATACCATCAAGCCAAATTGTCATCAATCTTTGCGCGCCAACAGCCTCTACAAGAATAGACATATCAATTCTACTTTCTTCACAATAACGGAATTCCTAACTAACAACGTTATTAAGACGAATTTCTCCATTATTTGCGTGTAAAATGATACCTTTAGTTGCTTGAGTTGTATCATCACTATTTAAATCTTTTATAGCAACAGCATCATACTATTCACTGTTGGTTATCTTAAAAGATAGATCAATTGTTTTTCCTGGTGCATCATCCTCTATAAATAAAGAATTCGGTAAAGTGATATAACTACCTTTCTTTATGACAAAAGCGCTTGCCCCAGATGAATCTTGTTTAAAGCCACCATTAACCCAGTCAAAGTTTTCAGAGAAAGTAAATTTGCCAAATGATGCTCTATCACTATCGGCATTAGAATGTCCAACTGGATCCACATTATATTTTAATCCTTCTCTGATATAATCTAAGTTATAATCACTTTGAGTAATTGTTAATGTCATAGTATCAGAAACAGTTCCGCAAGTTAATACAATATTTACGCTGCCTATATCAGAAGAAGTATATTCATAAATATTTAACTCACGGCCGACACTAACTTGACGAGCATCTTGGCTTCCAACTTTGATCGTACAAGTTGCTATTTCGTTATTTGGATCATATACAAAATATCCAATTCTTATAACATCGTACTGCGCGCAAGATTGAGTCTTATTAGCAAAGCTAACTGTTGGTGATG